TGGGGGTGGGTGAGGCAGTGGCGGGAAGGGCACTACGAAGTAGGGTACAGAAGCGCGGGCGGTGGGAACATCTTCTACGCCGACGCTGCGTACATGAACTTAGAGCAACGTCTAGTAGGCGTAGGCTCGATAAGGGAGAAAGTCCAAATCACGAAATCGTGGTTGAAAGAGATCGAGGAGGCACGTGATGCGAGCGGGATCTGAAAGCTTTCTTATCAAAGATTCAGCATACTATGCGTCGAAAATGACATCGGCCATAGGGCTGGATGCTGAGAGAATTTACGAGGAGCTTCGAGCGCACGTGTGGCGATCTCGTACCCAGGGGGCTTTGAAGATGCTCGCTGAAGTCAGAGAGGGCAGGCTCTCCTCCAACATGTGTAGAAAGTCCATCGCCAAGTCTCTCGGACTGAGTGTCCGCACTGTTCAAAGGCGCCTCGACTTTCTGAGGGAGATCGGGTGGGTCCGGTCGGACAACGGGCATCGGACGGGCGAGGCGCTTGTATATCAATTAGGCGTCAAGGGGCCGGGAGGAACAGAGGTGTTTTTTGCAGATGTGGACTGCAGAGAGTTTTACATCTCGCTGGAAGAGCGCGCCTCCCAAGAAGAGCTGCCCTCGGTGAGTCGCCTGTCGGAAGACACAAGAATAGAGCTAGCCAAAGAGTGGATATCGAGAGAAAACAGGGACTTGAATGGGGTAATGCCACAGAGTCACATCCCCTGTGCCACAGAGGCACTCAAACAGAGGGGGGATGTGCCACAGGGGCACTTAGTAATAGATAACCCCTTCGGGGGTATAATAAATAAGTCCGAGAAATATATGGGGCGCTCCGCGCCCAATAAAAATTCTGGGACTTCTAAAAGTACGCAGCGGCAGGCTAAAAAGCCCCCTGATTCTGGTTTAGAGGACGAGAAAGAGATAACCACGTCTGCTCTTGACACTGGTTCCGATAGGTTAGCGGCTGCTGAGAAAGTGGCTGATACTGCCGCCGAAGAGTCCGACATCCAGATCGATAAAAACAGAATCAAGCGAGAGCGGCGGAAGCGCGTGGATGGAAGTTTGAAGGACCTGTCCCGCAAGGATCAGAACAGGGCGAACCTTCGCGGCGGTACGAGTAAGACGAACAGTACGAGAAAAGCAGCTCGTAACCTTTGGGATCTCTACGAAGAGCTGATTCACGAGATCGATGAGAGCGCCCCGGTCGCGCCCTTCAATGCTGATGGTAACGAGAAGGCACGAGGCCAGCTCTACAACCTGATTGGAATGTACGGCGAAGCGACTATCGCTCTGACTCTTCGATACGCCTTTCGCAACTGGGAGCCGATCACCAAAAGGCTCTTCAAAAAGGAGACGGGGCTCCCGAATATCAGCCTCATCGTAGCCATGCACGACACGCTCGTGAGAGAGGCTGCGATCTGGTCGAAGCATCGTGGGGTATTCGATGAATGGGACGACTGGAGTCGAGATAATCCTGCTCTCAGACCACCAGCCGCTATGAGGGAGAGGTACGCCGACGCTTGTAAAGAGCTGAAGGCCTTGGGGCTGTAGATGGACGAGCGAAAACTTGATCGGAACGACATGCGCCGCATGAGCATCCCGAGAGAGTACTGGGATGTGACGATCGATCACGTGGCGGAATCGGTTCGAGCTAACATAGCGAATTATATAAAGAACTTCGACGAAGCTGCGGATAAAGGAGCGGGGTTACTGCTCTGCGGCTCCGTCGGTGTCGGCAAAACGACCGCGGCGGTGGTCGTAGCTATGAAGGTTCGCGCGCGAGCGCGCACAGCGTTGTTCACGAGAGTGTCAGAGCTTCGCGACCTGCTTAGAAGGCGCGAGATGTTCGATGGTGATGTGCTGGTGTCGGAGCGTATTCGGGAGGTCGATCTACTCGTGCTGGACGATCTTCAAGAGTCGGACGCGTTGGAGCGGGTTTTTTCTCTATCTGAAATTGGCCAACTGGTTCGATTCAGGTCCTCATGGTGTAGGCCAACGGTTATTACAACGAGGGCGAGTGTCGTCAGTCTAGAAGGGATTCCGGACGCAGGTAGATTTCTAGACGTTACGATACCTATCCACGTCACGGGAGAGAATCGATACTCCGAGCTAGAGGGCGAGATATTGCGGTTAGTACAGGGGTAGGGGATGAGCGCGTCCGATTTGGATATGTGGTTCGTGTCGGCACTTCTGAGAGCTGACATATCGTCCACTCGTCAAGCGGTGATACGAGGGGTGGATAGCTCGTATTTGCACGGCAACGGTCGGAAGGTCTGGGAATTCACCCAGGACTACATGAAAAAGTACAACGAGCTGCCGGACATTGCGATTGTCGAGGCGCAGCTCAGCGTGACTCTTCCCGTTCCGCCGCCAGCTCCCGAGGACTACTTCACCGATGAAATTCTCGACCGACGCCTATACAATGAGATCGGGAAGCAGCTGGCCGAAGTCGATCACTGGCATCGGGCGCAGGATCCTCACGCCTCCTACGCGGCTTACGAGGACGGCCTTCGCGCTGTGAGAAAACTAGGTGTTGCTACTCAGAGGACGGTGAGCCTGCTATCGCTCGGGCCGGACTTCCGAGAGTACTACGAGAAGATACGAGACGGGCATCGAGGCGTTCTGACTCCGTGGCCTACGGTGAATGAGGCTACGCTGGGGTTCTGGCCGGAGGACTTCATCCTCTACGTGGCTCGGCTCGGTGTCGGTAAGACGTGGGCGCTTGTGATCATCGCGAATCACGCCTGGTCGGTGCAGAAAAAGCGAGTGCTGTTCATCACGACAGAGATGGGCCGCGAGAAGATCTACCAGCGGTGGATCGCAGTTCACAAAAAGTACCCCTATGACCTGCTGCGCAAGGGGATGCTCGGCGCGTTCTCCGAGCAAGTCATGTTCGACTGGATCGAGAAGGTTCAACACGATGACGGTCTGTACATCATCGGAGGCGACTTCGACTTCAGAATCGAGAGCGTCGAAGCCGCCATCGAGGAGCGAGAGCCCGACATCATTTTTCTCGACGGCGCCTACCTGTTGAAAGTCGAGGGAGCGTCTAGGCAGGAAAGAGCCGCAAACTCTTACGATGAGCTGAAGCGCATAGCCAAGCGCAACCATCTTCCGTTGGTCGCTTCAACGCAGTTCAACAGAGAGGTGAAGGGGAACAAGACCTCGAGCCTTGGCGCGGAGAAGATCGCCATGTCGGACACTGCCGGGTGGAACGCCGACCTCATCTATGGTTTGATTCGGACGGAGGACATGGTGCAGGACAATCGGATGCTCCACTACCCGTTGAAATTCCGCGAAGGAAGAGGCGAGGACCTCGAGACGCATTGGGATTTCGACACCATGAATTTCGACGAGCTGCCGAAGGGCGCGGCCGCGGCAGCAGCTGGAGGAGCTGGAGCGCCTGGAGCTGCTACGGCTCCAGCGCCAGACCCGGACCCAGACCCCGATGTCGGGGCGCTCTTTGGAGATGATGCGGATCCGTTCTAATGCCAGCAAGACAAACGCCAGTACTGGTCAAGCATTGCGCCCTCGCTATTTACAAGAGCGGGTGGTGTACGGGATCGAAGGTGGAGCGAGTACAGCAAGCGTTGGACATCGCTGTGCACCGTCTGATCGAGTACAAATTTTTGTGGAAGAACGCCGGGAAGGTCGCCCCGGAAAAGATAAAACTCACAGCGAAGGGGCAGAAGGCTGAAGCTCGCCATCGAAGGGAGAAGAACGCGAAGATCAAAACAGATGCGTGGAATGCGCTCTACAAGTTGATTCAGGAAGAGGCAGAAGAGGACGACGGTTCAGGAGGCACGTCTCAAGAGGCCGGCGATGTCGGAGAGCCCGCGAAAGGCTCGAAGCAGAAGAAGCGCCGCCGGTTGGCGCACTCGGCCAGGCGTCGGCCAAAGAGGGCGAAGCGTGTAAAGCGTGCCAAGAGAGGGTGAGATGGACATCAAGCACATAGAGAAGTTCGTCAGAGGACTGGGGTGTAGGGAGATTTCTAGCGGGAATGGCTGGGTGCGCTGCACGTGTCCGGCGGATTATCTGCATGGGGGAGGGAAGGATCGCAAACCATCATTCGCTATCAGAATCGTGCCCGGCGGTGAGAGTCGATGTCGCTGCCAGGCGTGCGGTGTTCACGGTTCTTTGACTCACCTGCTTTGGAAGCTGAAGGCGGATACGGGCCTGTCGAAGCCCGAGCTGTTCGAGCTGTTGACGAAGCACAATCAGATAGACGCCGAAGCCGTGCTTGATAAGCCCGAGCACCACGAGCGAAAGGACGCGCACAAGAGGCAGTACGTTCCGAGAATAGCGCGCAAAAGCAACTTCGTTCACCCCGACGACGAGCCGCAGAGTGTTGTTCCAGAAGCATACCTAGATCGACTGAGAGACATTCCCGATCATGCGGTGAAGTACTTGTACGGTCGAGGAATAGAGCAGGAAACGATAGATAGGTGGGAGCTGGGTTGGCTCGACCAAGACGGGCGCATTGTCATTCCGATACGAGATGAGGAAGGAAAACTTGTTGCAGTAAGCGGTCGCCTTTTGAACTCGGACCAATGTGTTTGCGGCGGGATGATGGAAGCCTCTTCCAGCGGAAAGACCAGATGCGGTATGTGTCATCGCGCTCCGCCGCCAAAGTATCTTCACTCATCAGCGTTTAAGCGAGATCGCGTGTTGTTTGGAGGTCATCTCCGCAACCCTTCCATTCGCAAGGGATACCTGTTCGAGGGATTTTTCCAGACGATCTTCTCATCGCAGTGCGGGTACTCGAACACGCTCGCGCGTATGGGGACGCATTTGAGCTTTCAGCAGGCGGAGAAGCTGGTCCGGTGGTTCGACCATCTGATCATCGTTCCCGACGGAGATAAACCCGGGCGCGACGCGGCGGAGAAGGACGCTAAGATGTTGGAGCTGTTGGAGGTCGAAGGCGATTCGTCTGGCATCCTGAAAATATCAAAGATCGAAATCGCGGATATGCCGGATGGTGCGGACGCTGACAGCCTCGATCCAGATAAATTGCGCGAGCTTCTGGGCCCTATAAATTCGGCTTGACAATTGGCCGATCATTAGGTAGTTTTCCAATTTGCCGTGATGGCGTGTGGTGGCTTTGAGCCAGGAGGTAAAGATGACTGTTCGGACCACAACGATGCAGACCTGTGATCGTTGCATGAAGCCATTCAACGAGAGGTATTTGAAGGCGGGAGAGGCTGTACCCGTGTTCAAACAGAAGGGCCTAGTCGTGACCGAAACGACGGGATCGAGCCAAGAGAAAGAGCCGAAGTACTCCGTGCTCTTCACGTTCGAGGACATGTGCCCGGAGTGCCAGAAGTCGGTGGCTAACTTGCTGGACAAGGTTCGTCTCGATGCGAAGCCTGCGACCAATAAGCGTGGTCCAGCGAAGAGGAGAAACCGCAAGAAGAAGGACGAGCCGAAGACTGAGGAGTACACCGAAGCGAAGGTGGTGCCTGAGAAGACCGAGCCAGAGCCGACGCCCGAGCCCGAGAAGACCGAGCCCGAGAAGGAAGAGCCGGCTGCCGAAACGAAGGCGAAGGACGCCTCGAAGGAAAACTCTGGAGGCAACGGAGCCGATTCCGAGATCAATGAAGACAACCTGATTGTCGACCCCGCCACGGGGGACAAGTACGACAAGAACACCGGAGAGGTCGTAGTACGGGGAAAATCCGCTGAAGCCGGCGGAGAAAAGCACCCGTTCTAGATAGGCCGGATGGCCAAACAAGGATCGTGAGATCTACAGGAGGAAGACATGGGCGGAGCACCGTGGTTGCAACAAGGGTTCGATGGCATCAACAAGGAAGAGCAACGCCTTGCTGAGCAGTACGGACCCCATCGCTTCTGGATCAAGGGAGGCGACTCGAAAGATCTCGTGTGGGTCGATGACGACACCGCGTGCATCTACGAGCACAACCCGAAGATCGGAGGCTCGTACATGAACTGGTTCACCTGCCTCGAAGGTGTTTACGATGAGGTAGTGTGCTGCCAGAAGCTCGGACCGAAGAGCCGGACCTACGTCGGATATTTGACCGGCGTGGATTGCACGGCGTGGCAAGACCAGCGCGGGAACACGCATCAGTATGAGATGCGTCTCGTCCCTCTCAAACTCCGGTCGCTGAAGAAATTCCGCCGGAAGAAGGAAGACCGCGGATCGATGGTCGGCACGATGTGGAAGATGAATCGTGAAGACGACAACGCGGCGTCGGTTGGAGACGACTGGGACTTTGTTCGTGATGTCGACATGAAGAAAATGTTCGATGTCGTGTGCTATCGAGGGAAGAAGCTCGAAGAGATATGGCAGGAGGCGGAGAAAGACGCCGAAGCCATGGTTCGGCTTCAGAGGACCTTCAAGATCGAGCCCGGCGAGGACGGCAAGTTGCTTCGTATCGTTCCCCCGTTCAACTACTTCAAGATCTTGGAGCCGAAGACCCCGAAGGAGCTTCGCTTGCTTCTCGGGGCCGTCGAGCTGGACGAGAAGAAGCCTGGAAAGTCAGGGAAGGGCGCGGCCCAAGAGGACAACGTTCCTTTCTAGTTAGTGGTCGGACGGATGGGTCTCAGCTCCTAGGCCTTCTTTGTGGGTAGAGAAGCACGACTGTGCATGGGGCACCCCTTACCTTGCGACCGCCGGTCGCTGACGGGAGGATGGGCATGCCTGATAAGAAACTTCTATTTGTGCGAATTCACTTAGGGAAGCAGAAAATGGACGTGGGTGTGGAGGATCGCTCCCAAGACAAGGGACGTATCGTCGAGTACGAGTGGAAGACAAAGGAGCCGTCCGATGTGCCGCCGGAGAAGTGGTACGACACCGTCGTTGGGGAGATCGCCTATCAGCGAGCTGAAGATCTGAAGAAGGCTTCGGGTCGGTATATACCCGGAGTGTGATGTGGATGTGATAGTCGACTCGTGGGCGTGGTTGGACAAGTCAGCGCTCACACCGGATCAAATCGTCAACATGGAAAGAATGTTGACGGTCCATCCTCAGAAGATGGGGGACTTTCCGGGGGACGACCCAGAGCCCATACCCCTCTACGTGAACAACAACGACAGCCGATTCGGAGTGCCTAGAGAGTTCTTTTTCGAGCATCGACGCCCGGTTCATCGGGTGGACCTGCGAGTGACAGAGGGGTCTCGAGACTCGTTCTGGATGGCAGAGTTTGTAGGCGTGCTCCGTCCGGAGCAGCGAACAGCAGTGAGAGAAGTCGTTTCTCAATTCGGAGCTGGGCGACTTGGTGGGATAGTCCAAGCGAAGCCTGGATGGGGGAAGACGGTAGCTGCGCTAGCTATAGTGGCTGAGCTTCGACTGCCGACGCTCGTGGTGGTCCACAAAGAGTTCCTCATGAATCAGTGGTCGGAGCGGATACAGAAGTTCCTTCCGGCTGCCAAGATCGGTCGAGTTCAACAGGATGAATGCGATTTCGAGGGAAAGACCGTTGTCATGGGAATGGTTCACTCCCTCGGGTCGAAGCACTATCCGAGTGAGTTTTATGAGTGGCCTGGGTTGGTGATAACGGACGAGTGCCACCGCATAGGGGCGAGGACGTGGAGCGTTGTTCCGCCATTGTTCAGGGCGAAATACAGGCTCGGTTTCACGGCCACACCTCGGAGAAAGGACGGGGCCGATGCTGTATTCTGGAGGCATATCGGTCCGATCATATTCGCCGGGAAAGAGGAGCGACTGAAGCCTCTGGTAAAGAGGGTGTGGACGAAGTTCCGGCTGGTGAAGACCGACCGCTTCAACCCGCACCTCGCTCCGCAATCGCTGCTTCTCCGGTTTCTTTGTGGAAGTAAGCACCGGAATGATCTGATCGTTGACCAAGTGACGGCGGCGATCTCGGCTGGGAGAAAGTGTCTGGTTCTCAGCTCTCGGCTGAACCATCTGCAGAACCTGGAAGATTTACTGAAGAAGCAGTGGCCAGGCACGGCGAAAGACATATCCATAGGCAAGTATGTTGGTGGCAGAAACAAAGACCAGCTCGAAGAGGCGTCGGAGCGTCAGGTGATTCTGGCAACGGTCCAATACGCAGCCGAAGGGCTAGACATACCTGCACTAGATACGCTGTTTTTGACGGTTCCGATGAGCGATGTGGAGCAGGCTGTTGGTCGGATACTTCGCCCGTACCACGGGAAGAAGGACCCCATCGTTGTCGATTTCAGAGACGACTCGATACCGATGTTCGAGGCCATGGGGAGAAAGAGAGATAGGTTCTACTCGAAGGTAACTTGACAATCGAAAGGTATTTGGTAGACCGAGGTGTATGCCGAGCGACACGGAAACTCGTAGCTATTTCCAGAAGTGGTACGACCAGCGCAGAGACGCTTTCAACAAAAAACGGCGAGAGCGATATGCTGATGATGAAGAGTACCGAGACAAGGTGAACACCTGGAATCAAGAGACCCGAGAGAAACGCCGCAAAGAGGCTCAGAGGGAAGAGTCGGAGGCTAAGAGGGCGGTGAAGCTGAAGTCGTCAGGATCGTGGAAAACGATCGAGGTGGAGGTTGATGGTGTTGTCGTTCCGATGTACACCATCAGCGCTCTGGCTAAGGCGGTCGGGAAGGGCATCTCAACCATACGCGTGTGGGAGAGGAACGGCACTTTGCCGGAAACACCGTATAGGTCGGATCGCGGGGACAGGTTGTACACCCTGGAGATGATCGAGAACCTTCAGCGAGCGCTTCAGAAGGCGGGAAAACTCGATATTGCGGTGCTGAAAGAGAAGAAGAGACCCGCCTACGTCGAACGCTTTGTGAAATTCAAGTTGCTAGATGAGCCGGTGAAGATGCGCCTCTACAAGGTAGGAACCTTGGCGAAGGCGCTGGATCGCACTGTGATAGCTGTGGTTCAGATGGAGAAGAGAGGGGTGCTACCCAGGACTCCTCTTGTCGCGTCATCCCTGGAGTACAGGCTTTACACTCTCGACATGATCGAGGTAGTGCAGAAGATGCTCAGCAGGTACGGAGGAAGCATCCGAGCAAAAGCCGATTGGAATGACTTTCGGGATGACGTTCTGGATGGATGGACGAAGCTAGGAATCATGGAAGCGAGGGTGGTGGAATGAAGGCGAAAGCAGTTGGGCCGGGAGACGCTGTTACGACCGTCGAGGAGCAGCACGCCGAAGACCTGGACAACGTAGAAAAACTCATAGCCGAAGAGGATCGGATATTCGCTGGAGAAGACGGCCCATACAAAGCAGAGCCGATTGTTCTGACGGTCCGTCGCCAATACAAAGAGGAAGGCGATCTGGTCATAGACCCTGAAGAAGAGACGGAAGAGATCGCCATTCAGGACTTCTACGTTGAGCCTGCTCACTCTTCATTGAAGGTGAACCACACGCTGAACATGGGCCAGTATTGGTCCGCGTCGGTCCAGGTTGGTATCAACGTTCCACACTACCGAGAGGAGCACGAGGCGGCCTTCAAATTCGTTGCGAAGACGGTGGCCGAACGACTCGCTAAGGAGATTGTAAAGGCGAAGGACAGGACTGAAGAGCTGCGCAGCCGTCGTGGTCCCGGATCGGACTTGTTCTGATGCCAGACGACAGATTCAAAGCCCTACTCAACAGCGAGCTGATAGCCAGCGTTCGGAAGAAGTATGGTAAGAACATCCTCTCCGTGGCCGATGAGCTTCGGCTGCGGAAGTTGCCGCGCATTTCCACCGGGGCTTTTTTTCTCAACTACGCGCTCGGGGGAGGGTTTCCGTGGGGCCGGACGAGTATCGTGTGGGGGCACAAGTCGACGGGGAAGACGGTCATCTGTTTGAGGACGCTGGGCAACGCCCAAAAGATGTGCTCATCGTGCTACACGGTTCCAGACGAAGAGACGGGAAAATGCGAGTGTGGGAATTTCACCGAGACCGTGTGCGCTTATATTGATCCGGAGGGGTCATGGGATAGAGACTGGGCTCGACTGCACGGAGTGAACACCGAGAGAGTGTTGCTATCTATTCCAGAGTACGCCGAGCAAACTTTCGATATCGCCGAGGCTCTCCTTCGATCCGGGAACATCGACTTCATGGTCATCGACTCGATCGCATTCATGACTCCAGCGAAAGAGATCGAAGAGAAAACGTCGAAAGTGCTTCCAGGCGAGCAGGCGCGCGTGATGGGTCGAGGTGTTCGGAAGTTCGTGGCGGCTTTCAACAACCTCGAGAACACGCTCGGGAGGCGCCCCACATTGCTGTTCACCAATCAGATTCGCATGAAGATAGGGCTCCTATTCGGAAACCCAGAGACCCAACCTGGAGGTCACGCTGCGGGGTTTTCGGCCACGACTGAGGTGAAGACCTTCGGTGGAAAGTACGAGATGGACGAAGTGACCGGGCGCCCGATGCACGTCACGATGGGGTTTCGCGTAGAGAAGAACAAGTCTTTCGACGCGAAAATAGAAGGCGAGTGGCGTCTCATGCTTGCCGACTCGACGCTCCATAAAAGAGGTTCGGTATACGAAGAAGAGGCGATGGTGAACATGGGCATAAAGTTGGGCCTCGTGGAGAAGAAGGGGAACGGCTGGACATGTCTGGGAGAGAATTACAGGACGAAATCTCTTCTATCGACGACGATAGCGTCAACCCCAGAGCTGAAGAAAAAGTACGGGGGGATTCTGATGGAGATACTAACGTCGTAGGTCCCCGACCCAAGGCGTTCGATCAGAATTACGACAAGATGAAGAAGTCTCTCCGAGAGGAGAGAAAGATCGCGAAGAAGCTCGGAGGAAGGACTTACAGGGGCTCCGGCAACCTACCTTGGTCTAAACACGACTCCGCCACCGCTCGTGGGGACATTTCCACGATAGACCTTCACATCGAGCACAAGCGTATCGAGCCTTCGACGAAGTCATTATCGGTGAAACGAGAGTGGCTGGAGAAAGTAACTTCCGGAGCCCGGAGAGTGTCGAAGGTGCCGTCTCTCGTATTGCACTATGAAGGAGCAAAGGGCTACGCGGAGGACTGGCTCATGATGCCTCTAGACGTGGCGCAGCGGCTACTTGCCGTGCTGCAGGAGAAAGACTGATGCCCGGAAAGCCAATGCTATTCAAAGACATTGACAAGATGCGCGCGCATCTCGACATATCGGCGCTAGACAGGGTGCGCGTGTTGATGAGTGCAGAGGATCGAAAACTCCGTGTAGACATGGAGTGCGTTGCCTGCGAAGAGCTGCTAGAATGGGCTCCGGAAAAAGGATGGTGGGTCTGTCCGTCGTGCCAGCACGAGACGACGGAGAGCGAGGCAGTTGAGTTGTTGCGGGCCTGCCGAGACGGACTGCAGAGCGTATTAGGGGAAGAGACGCCTACGGACGATGGGAAGGGGATAGGACGATGGATAAGGGAGCTGGTACGAACCTGAAGAGAGTCATTCGTCTCGCCATTCCGGAGAATCGTAAACGCCCTCCACACACCGCTGATTCATGGATAAGAGTGTCTGGACTTGCGTACCTGTGCGCGCGAGAAGAGGTGCTGTGCTCGCGGCTGCGTAGGGTTCGAGACGATAATATCGACGCCGACCTCATGATGATTTTCGAGCACGGACACGGTATGCACTGGGATCTTCAAAATCGTGTGCTGCCGTTGACAGAGGCTCTCTACGGGCGGTGGGTGTGTGCTCGATGCGGACAGGTTCACGGCGGAAGAGACGTATGGTTCTCTGACGACATGATGGAGTTTGAAGCCGAGCAGTTGCTTCGCCCTCGAGACTGTCCGAATTGCAACGCTCCTTTGGATTCTGGGAATAGCTTGTACATCGAGCAGCATGTGAAGGACAAAAAATACCGACTGATGGGGCATCCGGACGGCTTCCTACGCATGGAGGGTTTCCCGGGGTTGGGGGTTTTGGAGGTGAAGAGCATAAGTTCTCGAGGCGCATGGGAGGTTCGAGGCTGCCCGAAGCTCGATCACGTCACCCAGGCGCAGTGCTACATGTGGATGACAGGATGCCGGTGGGGAAAGGTTCTATACTGGGACAAAGGATCGAACGGGATTTCGGCTCTCATCGAGCACACCGTAGAGTACGACGAAGATCACGTAGAGGCGATCCAGAACATGGTTAGGGACATCTGGACCGGGGTAGAGAATCCCGATACAAAACTCCCAGAACGTATCTGCGCATCTCCAGAATGCAATCGAGCGGAGCTATGCTCGTCGGTGGAGGAGTGTTTCGATGCCGCTGCATAAGCCCCTCATCTTCCACCCGAAGGAGCTGCGCCCTTTGGCCCAGAAACTATGGGACATTGCCTGTGATCGGTGTAATAGACGCCAATCGAGGTGGGAGCTGCCGGACGGAAGAAAGGGGACGCCGCTGTGCTCGATGTGCTGGCTCTACGAGTCGGAGTGGGCGAAGCCTCGACGAGAAGATCTGGACATGCTAATTCGAGAGGTTGAAATCGAGACAGGGGAGAAGTTCCGGAGGCAAGAGGACGGTCGTCTGTGGTCGTGCGCGGACGCGGATAGAATACTGGGAGCCATCGCGGTCACGTCGCGCATAGCGCTATATCAGCTGACCGGAATGTTCGAGTCCAGGAGAGTCGAAGATGAGTCGTGAAGTTTACATAATTGGAACCGATCCTGGATTTGCGTCGTTCGGGCTCTCTGTTATACGACTCACGCCGAAGTCAGAAGAGGTGATCGAGACAGTCGTTATCCGCACCCAGAAGTCGTCGAAGAAGCTGAACGTGAAGGCGGCCGATGATAATTTTCGTCGCGCTCAGGCCATAGCTGCGGCCCTCTACGAACTCGTGAATAAGTGGAAGCCGATGGCGCTCACGGCGGAATCGATGTCGTTTCCTCGGAACGCGAGCGTTGCTGCGAAAGTTGCAATGGTGTGGGGTATTCTGGCTCTTCTGTGCTATATATTCCAGCTTCCGATGGTCCAGGCTACACCACAAGAAATCAAGAAAACGCTGTGCGATAACAAGTCTGCGACAAAGGCTCAGATACAAGAGGCTCTCGAGAGAATGTATCCCAATCAGTTCGAGGAGTTCATTCGATCTACAGCTGCCGGACAATGGGAGCATGGGTTTGATGCTGCCGGGTCGGTGGTAGCCTGCATGGATACTGACGTGCTGCGGATGGCACGAGGAATGTGCGAGGAATGAGAGGGCTCAATAAAGCGCTTCTCGCGGGAAATGTGTCCCGCGAGATAAATTACGGGAAACTCCCAAGCGGAGGATCTGTTTTGACCTTCACGATGGTGTGTGATCGTCGTCGAGCTGAAGGCGGGGTTGTGACTGCGTGGGTGAAGGTGAACGTTTACATCGAGTCGCTCATAAAGACGTGCAGAAAAATGCTCAACTGCGGCGGCTATGTTATCGTGGAAGGCGAATTGATGAACCGAGAGGGGAAGTACGAACAACTCACCGAGGTTCGGGCTAGAGAGATAATTTTCTTGCGGGAGGCCAAGAGTGAGCGCGGCAATTGATTTGAGGGAAATACCCGGGTCTGAATCGTGGGGCGTGAAGATAAGGAGGCGAGCGAGGCGACTCGTAAAAGAGATCGATAGGGGGTATATCGAGCTGGCTGAAATCATTCACACCGTGTGGGCGACCCCGATAGACGGGAAAGGGCACAACGCCTGCGTGTGTGTCGCGTGGGGCTACGACACCTATGTTCAATGGGCGGAGCAAGAACTCGGTCTACACAAAAGGAAGATCGAGCGGCTGAAAGCAATATGGCATCATCTGAACGTGACGCTGGAAGGAAAACTCGACGAGGACACGAAGAAGAAAATCCTCGATCTCGGATGGACGAAGGTTCGAGAGCTGATTCGGGTTGTGGATGCCAACAACGTGGACCAATGGGTAGAGATGGCTGAACACCTGGACCTAAATGAGCTGAGCGCCGCCATTCGACAGGCTCTAATAGAGCAGCAAAAAGAAGATCAAGCGGCTGACGCTGTTGACGATGATGACGACGACGAAGAGTGGCGTGGAGCGGACCCCCCAGAAGAGGTCGGGCGATTCAAACAGCTGAAGTTCTATCTGACGCCAGATCAGAAGGCGAACGTCGAGATGGCGCTGGATCGAGCGGGGCGCATGGCGGAATCGGAGAGCCCGAACCATTGCCTGGACCTGATTTGCACTGACTTCCTCTCGACGAACGACTTCGGAAGGAAGAAGGACGGCGAGGCTCACCTGCGGATTCTCGCGAAGTTTGAACGCCTGCTCAACAAGCGGCTGGTGGTCATCGACCCGAAGACGTGGGTGATTGAATATGGACTCGAGGCGCTTGCCAAGGCGGCTGAGCTTCTCGACAAAGAAAGGGAGATGGACGATGGCGATGACACTTCCGATTCATCCGGAGACGATTCATAGCGAATTGGAGCAGATCGAGGCTCTGGTGACGAAGTGGCGGAAAAAGGTCGGGGCAGGGCTTCCCGGCATTGACCTGCCCGCTCAAGACGCTGAAGAGAAGCTGGACAACTTTCTGAGAGAGTTCACCGGGGAGCTGCTCTTTGTCGGAGGGAAGTGCAACAACATGGCCCTCATCCTATCCGAACGATGAGCGACGAAGAGCAGTCCAACGTCCGCTTCAAGATGATCGATCCGAAGCTGTTCGATAACAACAGCTGGAACCCGAATCAGATGGACCAGGACGATTACAATCGCCTCGTGAGGGAGATTGAAGATGTTGGGTTCATCGAGGCAGTTCAGGCGGTCCCGACAGATGGCGGACGCTACATCCTCATCGGAGGCGAGCACCGGGTAGCCGCCGCGGTCGAGCTGCGCCTTCCCACGATACCGTCCCTGATTCTCGAGGGTCCGAAGTGGCAGGATATCGATCTTCAAAAGCTGGTCACTGTTCGTCTAAATGTGCTCAAAGGGCAGCTGAATCCGGAGAAGATGGCCATCCTCTATAATCAGATGGCCAAGAAATACGGGGAGGACGCGCTTCAGAACCTCTTCGCCTTCACCGACCAACAGGCCTGGGATAAGCTGGTCAGCGGGATCAAGCAAGGTCTGTCTAAAGCCTCGGTTCCAAAAGACAAACAGCAGGAGTTTTCAGAGAAGGCGAAGGAGGCCAAGACCCTGAAGGATTTGGAGCGCATTCTCAACGAGCTGTGGTCGAGCTACGGCGACACGGTCCAGCTCTCTTTCATGATCTTCACCTACGGAAAACGCGAGCATATCTATGTGGCCATGGATCGGAAGACCCGATCGGCGATGAAGAAGGTGGCCGACCATTGCAAGGCTCATGCGAAGGATATCAACTCGGTGCTCGGCCCCGCTATTCAGGCGCTAGCGACCGTCCTCGAGAAAGAGGACTCGGGGGAGAAGAAGGGAGCCGAATCGAAGCAAGATGACGTTGCCTTCTAACATGTGGTATTTCTACCTGTACGGAGATCGACATGAGCATGATGCCGGCAGGAATCCTAATCGAGGCGAAGAAGCCTAACCCCGAGAATTTCGTCCCCGTCTTCGATTTCAGCTCGAAAGTTGTATGGGTCTGGGTGAAGAACCCCGGAGGCAAGGTTGTCGGGCCCGTAGAGGTGCCTCACAAGAACGTGAATAAGTACGCGGGAAAACTGGGCTGGCCTGCAACGAAAATCGAGTACGTGGGGCAGATCGACCCTACCACCTATTCGTCGTGGAAGACCGACATCTTCAATCCGAACTGGAAGAGCGAGAAAGACCCTGGAGACGAGGATCCTATTGTCGGTGTGTATGCTCCGCCGGTCGTCGCTGAGCCGAAGAAAAAGAAGCCGAAAGGGGCGTCCAAGGCGTTTCTGCAAGGGCTTGCTTCTCTCTCAGAGCCCGAGCACCCCAAAGAATTCACGCTCACGGGTAAAAAGGACCCGAACGGGCATCCGACGGTCATAAATAGTGAGACAGACGAGACTTTCACCGTTCTTCCGAGCGGAGGGTACGGGAAGTGGGAGGACGAAGAGGGAGTTTACTACATAGCGAAAAAATCGAAGGAAGGCTGGTCCATCCACCTCGATTCCCCGGTGTACGCGCCAGAGGATGTGGTTCTGAAAAAGGAGCCAGAAGCCGCCAAGGAAAAGACCCCTGAAGAGTTCGAGCTGCCGCCTAACTACTCCGTGTCCAAAGTGGACCCGGACTACGTGATGGCCAAGACTCCGGATGGGACGGAGGTACAGTGGATCAAGATCCTCAATATGTGGGTCCACGCGGACAACCCGACGAAAGAGCATGACCCGTTGGAGGCCGCTCACACGCCCGAGAAAGCTCCGGAGCCGGAGACGAAGAAGGGGCAGCCGTCGACGAAGAAGCCGCCACAGAAGGCCGTAGTGGCCTCGGAACCGGAAGAAGAGCCGGCTCTCCTCAAATACACCGGACACGTCGATCCGAACGGCTTCCCGCTTGTCAACGAATACGATGAAGTAGATGAAGATGAGATTGTGAATATCGAGCTGACGCTTCTTCCAGATGACAGAGCAGCTAGGTGGCGCTCATCTTACGGGGACTACCTCCTGTACGAGTATGACCCACACGAGGGCTACATATTTTCGTTATCTGGGGAGACTATGCTCCCAGAGGACGTGAAAGCGTTGATGAAGAAGCTGTCTCTGACAGTGAAGAATGGGAAGTACCACAAAGTCTCCTATGCCGGAGCAGAGAAGCCGGAGACACCGAGCTACCAAGTTCCTCTTCCTGGCCACTGCAAACTCATCGGAAAGAAGGACGCCAACGGCCTTCAGATGGTCGAGACCGTCCCTGAAGATGAAGAGGACGAGGATGTGAAAATCCTGTCCCTGCTCCCGGACAGCCGTCTCGGGGAATGGGACGAGCAGACCAAGAAGTACCAAATTTGGTCGTGGTTCGCGATCATGGGCTTCTACGACTACTACCCGACGCAGCCCTCTGTCTTTGTGGGGCTGAAAGAAGTTCAGAAGCTGATAGCTCAGGTTCCCGCGCCCGCTCCCACGCCGGAGCAGGTTCCGCCTCCACCGCCATCCATGCCATACGGAGACTCGAAAAAGAAGTGGTCTTCGAAAGAATTCAAGGCTCTCCAATTCCTTATGAGTCATACGCCGCATTTGAAGGGATACGATGTGCAGCCCTACTCGGATCCCAACGGAATGGTGTGGCTGAAAGATAAGCACGACGGCGCGAATCGTACTCTTCTCCCGACCCTAGCAGTGGCTGTTTGGAACGGGACAACGTATGAAGCCGTGTCTCCGGACAATTATGGCCTCGTGCATAAGGGAGATTTATTCACGGTCGAGCAGGCCAAAGCACTCAAGGGGAAGGTCGAAGCGCTCAAAAAAAAGGCAGGCGAGCAAGGTCTTCTCAAGCCGACGGGAGAGACGGACCCGAACGGCTATCCGATCGGCGAGTACAAAAGCGGCACCTACACCATGCTGCCGGACAATCAGGTCGGAATATGGTTGAACGACAAAGGGTTGTACTCGATCTACGAACTCGATCCAGAGGACGGTTACTATCACCCAACATCGAAGGAGTGGCTGGTTCCTGGGAAACACGCTTCGGTAGCCACTGCAAACATATCAGGACTCGATTTAGCTCAGGTGAAGGATAGTGATGGTAACGTTGCTATTGTTCTACCACACGGGCTGTTTGTCGCTCCGACTCTCACAGGCCCGCACGCAGGACAGTTTGTTCTACAGGCGGTTGACCCGAAAACGAAGCTATTCACTCCTACGGATAAAGCTGTATCACCTCAACAGATCAAAGCCGCTTTGGGCGATGCTGACTTCGATGACATGGCGTACAAGTCTCTGAAGCCGACCGGAGAGGTGGATATCAACGGGCTTCCCACCTACAAAGTGGTGAAAGGGGCGGATGCTGGGAAAAATTTCTCGTTGCTGCCGGATGGGTGGTTTGCGAGTTGGAGACCGAAGAAGAACGCCTACGTCAAGTTCCAGTTCGTTTCGCTATCGCCCGAATACGACGACTATTGGGAGCCCACAGATAAGTGGGTGCAACTGAGCGATCTCGACGCTATGTATTTGAAGCAGAGTGAGGTGTCGATTTTAGGTGGCGAAGAAGGCGCGGAAGAGGAAGAGCCCGAGGAGGTCCCAGAGCCGATCCCAGAGAAGCCTGCTCCGGTGTCGGAGCTGAGCAAAGCGCTCGAAGGAAAACTTCCTGACGTGAGCAAGTTGAAGTACCTTGGGCCCGGGTCGAAATTCGGTCTTGGTGGCGCGGGGAAGAAGGATATCTACGAGGACAAGTCGACGAAGAAGCGCTACATTTTCAAGCCGGCGTATGTCAAGGGCTCGAAAAAGGTGGAGGAGTTCCGCGCTCACGCGCAAGAGGCCGCGTCAGCTCTCGCTTTGGCGATTCGCCCAGAGCACGTCCCGGTAAAGATGGTGACCCTCAAAGGCGTTGTCGGGACGCTTCAACCGTGGGTGGACCTCGACCCCTCGAAAGGCACTCTCGAGGACGTTTCTCCGAAGTCTCTTACCGACCAGCAAAAGAAGGACGTGGCAACAGATCACCTCATGGACTGGGCTCTTTCGCAGCACGACTCCTACGACGGGAACATGGTGTATTCCGCAGACGGTCATATTTTGTCCATCGACAAGGAGCAGGGCTTCAAGTTTTTCGGGAAGGATGAGCTATCGTCGACGTACAACCCGAACCCCATCGAGCCTTTTTACAACAAGTTCTGGCGCGATTTCGCCGACAACAAGATGGACTTCGATCCCAAAGTGATGAAGGACGCTCTCGATAAAATTCGAGAGATCAATCCGCAAGACTATGTCAATATGGTCCGGCCTTACGCGGAGACCTATTTCAAAGGGGACAAGAAGGCTCAGCGCCAGTTCCTTCGGAAGGTACTCTCTCGAAAGCTCCATCTCGAGGCCGACTTCGAGGAGTTCATCACGGGGCTCTACAAAAAACGGACGAAGCAGGGTGGGAAGTTCACTTTCGACAAGGGGTGGTTGCCTACCGATGCTCCCGCTGAGCCCGGTGAAGAGGAGGAAGAGGAGAAGCTAGTCTTTACAGGTAAGAAATCCGTGAATCTCGTAACGGGAAGTGGAAATGCTATTCCTACCGAGGAGTTCCTGAAGCACTTGAAGTTCAAATGGGGAATCAAAAAATACCACGCGCACAACCCCGACACTGGTGCGGAAGATCCGAGCTATCCCTATGTCACGCTGAAAGTCGAGATTACCCAAGCCGACCAGCTGAAGCGCTTTCTGAAGAAAGCGGGTTTGAAGCCTCAGCCGATCCTGAAGGACGGCGCTACCGAGTTGACGGGCCAGTACTACTACATGACTCCGGTCAAAAAATCGGACTGGGAGAATCTGGTATTCGAGGACACGCCATATGTCACGCCTCTCGGTGGGAGCTATGGTTCGTATGATCCTACCACTGCGGAGTTTCCACAACAGCCAGACCAACCAAAGCATTTCGGAACCACGGTTGAATTTGAACCTCCAGAAGCGAAGCCTAATGTGCAAATTCTAAATAAAAAGGCAGAGCAGCTAGCCGAGGACCCGAAAGTGAAGCAGGTGAACGGGACCGTGATTGGATTTGATGGTGGGGACGTGGAAGGGGCTAACGGCCGTCTTAGAAAGTATAAAGACGCGAAAGGATTTTACCTACAAAAGCAGTTCAAAATGAGGAGAGAGCAGTGGGAAGATGTGAACAAGGCTCTAGAGGAGCAACCTTCGGATGAGCGAAAGTGGAAGCCTGAGAGTTTCAAGTTCTACACCGGTCCGTACAGCAAAAAGTCCGGAGCTGTGGAACTTGGAACGACTATGGTTCACAGTTCGGCAGAGTTCAATGCCTTCAAGTTTTCTTTCAAAGAGGGTGATCTGTATATAGCGAGAATCGGATCAGGCACTGCGAAGTCTTTCACCCCGTACAGCTTCGTGGCTAGTGTGGTGGCACAGATACGCGATATGAGTGTGGATGCATTGGCGACGTTGAAGAAGTGGTTGAACAAAGTAATGGATGGGCTCGGGGACAAGCTGTTCAAGCCACCTACAAAAGCAGAGATCGAGCGGAAAAAGTTGTTCCGCTTGGCGTGGGTCTTTGGTGGGAACAAAGCCCACTCATTGAAGGCGAACAATACGACGAAGATAGTTCGTTCTAAAGCTGAAGCCTACCTGCAAGAGCAATCGAAATACATGAAGGATGGAGGCTACACACTGGATGAGGCCCTAGCGCTGATGGAGGAGCAGGAGGTTCTTCCAGGCTATTCCACGCACGTGCTTCCGGGAAGGTGGAGAAAACTTGCACAGGGAAAGGTGTGGTTTGTACATCAGGGATTCGATTTGGCGGTTATACCGTCGATAGCTCGATCGGGGCTTCTTGGAATTCATATGCGGAATCAGCTGGGGGTCTATTCTCCATCGAAGGGCAGCTCGTTCGGAACGGATACAAACACCGGTGCCGGAGATCAAACGTTATGTCGTTTGGCTACATCGCAGTACGCCAGCAAGAGCCCAGAGGCGATCAACCTCTACGGGGAGTGCATCGCCGTCGTTCATCCCGAAGTGGCAGACCGATTGGACACCTATTTTTACAATGGAGACAAGTACGGAAAGTGCTGCCCGACGGCGACGGAGTGGAAACACATCCAACCTTTGGAGGAGAAAATTCACTCCACCTATCTGGACGTGAATAACGAAATAATGTTCCGCCAGGGTATTGACGTGAGGAAAATTCTCCGCATCGTGGTAAAGAACGGAGAGCCGTATCGCCAGAAAGCTCTCAAGATATGCCAAAATGCTAATGTGACAGAAGTGAACGGAATTCCGGTGGCGGAATTCATTGTTACCGCAAGTAACGGTCAGGAGATCTGGGATAAATACGTAAAGCCCATAGCGGGGATATGATGTCGTTGAACTACAAACAGACCTATGTGATGCACGACTACTCCGATCCTGAGAACAAGGTGACGGTTATCGTGCTGGCTCCAAGGACGATAGATTACGACGGGATACGATACTTGCAGGTGAAGTTTCCTGCGGTAATTCCGGGGCATGGCGGCCACTCTATTCGTAATCCGATAATTCTAGAGGACAACGAAGACGGATCTGTTCGAGTAGAATCGGATGAAGGTGGAGAGTATCTGTTTCAGCTTCTCACCGTCGATCTGTTGAAGAGGTATTTTCCGGACGACGCCGCGGACCCGGAAATACTCACACCAGCTACAACAGATTCGTGGTTACGGTGGTGGTATTACCAGAATTTTGTAGATGAAGAGAGCTGGCCAGAGCATCTTGAAGTATGAAAGCTCACCTAGCCATAGTCCCCTCAGATCGAGTATCAGCGTCCGAGTTCTTGTCCATTCTACGAGAGAGTGCTATCCCCGTGGAGGTAGAAGGATGGGGACGGGCAATATCCTCGGTCGAAGGTCGTGTTATTGAAGACGTGGTCGTGATTCGTCTTCCAAAAGAAGTGAGACGTAGAGTTGAAATTCGAGCCGACCTGTGCGGGATCGGAGTCCACCCCCTAAAACCTGTTGCACTTCAATAGCAAACGTGCTACAGTACCTTCATAACTTGCTGGAAGTTGCTACTTCCACCCGGATAGGAGATCGAACGATGGCCGATGAAACGAAGGTAAAGAGCGTGGCCGAAGCGGTGAGACGAGCCAAGAAGGGACCGGCTAAGAAGAGGTCCTCCAAGAAGGCTCCGAAATCGAAGTCGAAGACAAAGACGAAGCTTTCTGTCAGCCAGCTGAACGAGAAGGAAGAGCTGGTCTTGTCGATCCTGAACGGGGCCGGCTCAGGCATACGGCTGATTCTCACGATTGCCGAGCTGGCCGAGACGTGTTTCAAGTCGCAAGGTCCGAAGCAGAGCAACTCGTGGGTTCGCAACTCTCTCCGTCGCCTGGTTCAACAGGGACTAGTCGAGAAGACGGATCGAGGAAAGTACCGCGTGTCCGACGCAGGCCGACGGGGGCTCGCCAAAGCAGCCTAAATGGACTACGAATTCATCACCCGTCACGAGGATCTTCCTCGCGTTGCTCAGATTCTGAGCGACGCTCCGGTAATAGGGTTCGACATCGAGACCACGGCCCTAGATCCTCGATACGGCGACATCCGCCTTATGCAGTTCATTGTGCCCGGAGAGAAGAACAACGGGCGAGGTGACATCTACGTCATCGATCTGTTCGAGACGAAGGGGGCCGGTCCGATAGTCCAAGCGCTATCCGACACCGAGGCAGTTTTCGTGATCCACAACGCCAAGTTCGAGCAGAAATGGATGTGGTGGAAATATCGCCTTCGACTGTGGCCCGTATTCTGCTCTTTCCGTGCGAGCGCATTGATCTACAACGGGAAGAAGGGGCTGAAGCACGACCTGGATTCTGTGGTCATTCGCGAGGTGGCGGAGAGGCCCCAGAACACGGGGCAGGGTGCGTCGGACTGGTCGGGGACGCTATCTCAGAAGCAAAAGGACTACGCCGCGGAAGACGTTCTGCGCCTTCTCATTCTTCGGAACATCCTGAAGCATAAGCTGCGAGAGTACAGCCTGTTGAAGGTCGCACTGATAGAGTTCAGGGTCGTTTTTCCGGAGTGTCGTGTGGAGCTGAACGGGTTCGCCCTCGACCGAGATCAATGGAAGAAGGTAGCTCAAGAGTACAGAATAAAGCGAACGAAGCTTCGAGAGGAACTGCTAGAAAAACTCGTACATCCTCAAGAGCAGCTGGCACTGCCGGGCATGGTCGGGGCGTGGAACATCGACTCACCGAAGCAGATGCTCGATGCGCTGCGCAAGATGGGTCTCAAAATCGAGAGCACCCGAGAGATCGAGCTAGCGCAGCACGTGTCCCGCCACCCATTTTTGAAGAAGATATTCGACTACCGACACGTGGCCCAGCGAGTGAAGACCTACGGAATGTCGTTTCTTCGGCACGTGGAGTCGGACGGCCGCATCCACCCCGACTACTATGGCCAGCTTGTCACGGGTCGATATTCCGCGAATAGAAGTTTGCAGCAGATACCTCGAGCGGCGGAGTTCCGAAGGTGCTTCACTCCGCCGCCGGGTCGGAAGCTCGTCGGATCGGACTACTCCGGAATCGAGATGCGACTGTGCGCCGAGATATCAGGAGACGAGCAGCTCACTTTGGTTTTTGTGAAGGGGCAGGACGCGCACCGAGCGACGGCGTCGGTAATCATGGAGATACCTCCCGATGAGGTAACAAAGGGTGATCGCCAGAACGCGAAGCCGGTGAACTTCGGGTTCATCTATGGAATGATGCCCGACAAGCTGGTTCTCTACGCCATGAGCAACTACGGCGTCACCATGTCTACCTCCCAAGCCAAGAAGTACCGCGAGCGTTATTTCGAGCGCTACCAGGGCATTGCTCTTTGGCACGCCCGAGTGCTCCGAGACGGGCAACGAGAGGGCTTCTCACGCACATTGAGCGGGCGCATCCGATACCTCGACCCTAACGAATCTCATAATGAATTTTATAACACACCAGTCCAAGGATCCGGCGCCGACGCGCTGAAAATATCGCTGTCGATCGTGCAGGACGAAATCGACAAAGTGTTCGGCGTAACCCCGGCGGAAACTCCCGACGGCCCTGTGCAGATCGTCCACCACGTGCACGATGAGATCATTTTAGAAGCTGATGATGACCACGAGATGATTGCAAAGTCGGAAAATATCCTCCACGACGGGATGAAGGAGGGGATGGAGCAGCTGATGAAGCGCGTACCTACCGAGGTGGAGCCGTCGAACGGGGCTTCGTGGGCCGATATACACTAAGACTTGATTTCTACCCATCTCACGATGCCACGGAGATGCTCACGAGAAAGAGGAACAGGACACATGAGCTACGATCCTTACGATGACATTCGCGCACCAAGGAGCGAGCACGAAGCCGTGGTGCTCGCGCCGCTCGAAGTCGTAGTGCAAGACGGCCGCCTGGACAAAGCGATCAAGAAGCTCAAGCGGAAGATGGCCGCGGAAGGTGTTCTAAAAGAGTTGAAGCGTCGCCGCCGAGCCATGAAGCCGAGCGCGGAGAGACGCAGGAAACAGGTCGACGCGGCAAGACGCCGGAGGAAGAGACAACGCGCCGCCGAAAAGGGGAGCAGAAAGTGAATCGATCTCACCAGTACTAGCCCTTCCTGCCAGGTTCCACTATGATAGTCAGTGATGTCACGCATAAGAAAACGAAAGCGAGCGTTGCCTCCTAGCCGATCTGCAAGATTTCAAAAGTTGCGCGCGTTGGCGTGTTACCAGGAAGTGTATGATCGCATCTGCGCTGGATGGCCTCTCGCTCAAGTGGCTAGATTCATTCAGGAAGAGCGTCACGAATATCCCTCGATAACCAGGAATGGCTTGGAGCTGCAGCTCTCCGAGTTCCGTAAGACGATTCCGGCTGGAGACCTAGTCCAGAAGCGGTTTCCCGACGTGTTCGATCAGGCGAAGAAGAAAGTTGAAGAGGGCATCAACGAGCTGAAGGAGCTGGAAGAGCTGTACCGGATTCAAATGCACCGGGTCGGGGTCGACTTCGCCACGGAGAAGGGGATCAAAAAACTCATGCCGTCGATGACGGCGGAGATACGAGAAGCCAGGAACATTCTGAAGGATATGGCCGATCTGAAGATGGAGCTGGGGATACTTCATCGAACGGCAAAAGGTGTCAACGTCAACGTGGATGTTGACGTAGAGGCATCGATGACCGAAGACGTGATGGCGAAGTTCGGGGATGGGGCTATCGGCGACGTGCTGAAGAATCCAGAATCCAGGCGCAAGGTGATGGGGGTTGTGGAGAGGTTTTTGAAGCTGCCCTCCCCCACAGAAGACACCAACTGAGCATCCGATGATAGAGTTTGAAAATGGTCATTGGCGGTCCATACGCACGCTGCAGGAAACGACTGCCCTTCTCGAGAGAGACATGGAGACCCTCACCGAGCCGGAGCGTGAAGCCATCAAATTGATAGTCGCCGAACTGTCTGATCCGACGGCCTCGGCGCATCTCCTACAGACGCTTGGCGATCTTGAGTGGGTGCGAACGCCGGTCGACATGGAGACGTTTTGCATGGACCCCTATTATTTGGGGAACACATGCGACACGATCTATCCGACATGGCTTCGAGACCTGTCCGAGATATTCTCTGGCGGATATCGGGAAGCCGTCTTTACAGGGGCCATCGGTACTGGGAAAACGTTCGCAGCGTCTGTTGGGATATGCCGCCTACTTTACATCCTCTCGTGTATGCGAGACCCTCACCGGTCCTTCGGCATTGCGGCCAACTCGAACATCTCGATTGTTTGTCTGTCCGTGAACGAAATTCTGGCGACCAAGGTTGCCTACGAGAACATCGCCACGAAGATCGAGGCCAGTCCTTATTTCCAGGAAAACTTCCCCTTCGAGAAGACGAAGAAGGAGCTACGATTTCCAAAGAAGGTGTGGGTGGCCGCGCGCGCGAGCAACGACGGGTCGGTTCTTGGTCTGAACGTCATATCGTGTCTACTCGACGAAACCAACTTCATGCCCAAGGCCAGCAAAGGGCAGGACCCTCGGTTCAACCTGCAGGACCGGGCTGAAGTTCTATACAATGCGATTCAGCGCCGGATGAAGTCCAGGTTCGAGCGAAAGGGCCAGCTGCCTGGCATTCTGTTTGTCGTGTCGTCGAAGCAGACCCATGATGACTTCACAGCCAGACGGATAAAAGAATCGATCAAGGACCCCACTGTGTTTGTGGCTGACTACGCACTGTGGGATACCAAGCCTGAAGAATACTATACCGGAGAGTGGTTCCATGTCGTTGTCGGGAACGAACAGGCTCCGAGTCGAATCATCGGGGACGACGAAGACATCGATGAAGTGAAGGTGATGCTCCCGGAAGATTGCGTCGTCATCGAGGTTCCAAAGGACTTCTACGTCGATTTCGAGAAGGACATGGAAGGTGCTATCCGAGACCTGGCTGGTGTGGCTACGGTGTCGGTAAGCCCGTACATTCAAAGACGAACAAAGATCGTCAGCGCCATTGACAAGAAATTGAAGCATCCGTTCAGCGTCGAGATCTACGACCCCTCACAGCCGGGGCAATTCTACTGGCACAAGATGCTTCGTCCCGCCAACGACGCTGAGGCCGGGATGCGTCCAATCATCAATCCCTACGCTCCGAGACATATACACATCGACCCGTCGCTGACAGGGGACTCAACTGGGTTCGCGATGGGCCACATATCTGGGTGGGTAGAAGTGGTTCGTCGCGATGACGAGGGGAACAAATATCCAGAGAGGGCTCCCGACATCACGGTCGACGTGGCGTTGAGAATAGTCCCTCCCATTGGAAGCGAGATCATTCTAGGCGATGTAAGAAAACTCGTTTACCAGCTCTCCAAACATGGGTACATGATCACGTGTGTGTCCATCGACGCGTGGAATTCTGCCGACGCGATCCAGAAATTGAATCAGAGGGGGTTCAACGCGATGCAGCTATCGGTGGATCGGACGATGGGGCCTTACGACCTGCTCAAGACAGCCCTCTATGAGGATCGACTGCACTACTACGAGTACGAGCCTCTATTACAGGAGCTTCGAGAGTTGGAGCACGATCGCGCGAAGAAGAAGGTCGACCACCCTCTTCGCGGGAGCAAGGACGTGTCCGACGCGGTAGCTGGAATCACATGGACGCTGACTGAGAACTCGTCTTCTCTGCCTCTGTCCATTCTTCGAAGTATTCCGGATCAAGGTGACATGTGGATGCAGGAGCATCAGCAGGCGGCTCTCGCTCGAAGCTACGGGAGCGAGGACACCTCAGACATGCAAGAAGAGTTGACAGCACTCCCACCATTTTTGATAGGTTCTGGTGGGTGACGACTTCTCGTGGTAATAGAGGACTATGGACGACAAACTCAGACAGCAATTGAATGAGATCTTCGGCGGGGCCATGAACGTGGCTCCCGGAGGGACGGGTGCTGTTCTGACTCGTCCTTCGAAGCTGTCCATGGATATAGCCCAGCAGGCCGTGAAGGAAATGCCTCTCGACGGAATTTATCGAGGGCTCGGCTCCGTCGCAGCGGAAGTTCTAGCAAACGAGTTGGAGATGAAGGCTCTCCGCCCAGCCGACTACGCTAACCTGCCGGATCTTCCAAAGGTTGTGGCGAAGCGTCTCGTGAGCTATCTTCTTCGATCAGAGAAGTTTGCTCGCTCGTTTTCAGAGAGCCTGGCTGCGAGGGGATAGTGGGCGCTGTACAAAATGTCATCGATCGCCTTCGTGGGGCCTTCATATCCGATAAGGAAAGAGGCGGCCAGCTCCTAGCCAAGGGCAGCACGTCTCCGACTTATCCCGATTCCGGGTACGACTTGCTGCAGGCCTACGGGTACGATGCGCTGTCTGACTACTTGCGGTTAGAGCACGATTTGCTGAGTCGCTATGTCGACTATGAGGAGATGGATGACTATCCGGAAGTGGCCTCTTCGGTCGACGTGTACGCAGACGACGCCTCACAACCCGATACGCAGCTTCAACGCACGGTGTGGATATCGAGCCCAGACAAAACGCTCCAAGGTGTGCTTGATGACCTGTTCTACAAGCGTCTTCGCTTGGATGAAGAGATCTGGGAGATTGTCCGATCCCTTGTCAAATACGGCAATGACTACGAAGAGATGCTGGTCACGCAAGATGGCGTGGTCGGCCTGAACTTCCTCCCGGCTCCCACGGTGCGCAGGGTCGAAGGTCCGCGCGGGGAGCTGTATGGCTTTGTCCAGGACTTCAAAGGCCGTTTTGGGTATTCTCCGCAGGAGTTCCAGAAGATACTTGCCCAGCGAACAGACGCGATTCGTCAGGCCATGCAGCCAGGAGCCGCGCAACCCCCAGGAAACATGCTTCAGCGCGTGTCGGCTCTAGAGCCATGGGAGGTGGCGCACTTCCGACTCCGAGGGAAGCACCGCCGCAGTGTATACGGCTACTCCGTTCTCGAGCCAGCGAGGTGGATATGGAAGCGCCTCATGATGCTCGAAGACGCGGCGATGATCTACCGCCTCCAACGCGCGCCCGAGCGATACGCATTCTATGTGGATGTCGGTGACCTGCCTCCGGCCGAAGCCCTGGCTTTCGTGAATAGGGTGCGCCAACAGCACAAGAAGAAGCGATTCGTCAATCCATCTACTGGAAAACTCGATCTGAAGTTCGAGCCATTGTCTCAAGACGACGATTTCTGGGTTCCAGTTCGGAAGGGTGTCGAAGGTACTCGAATCGAGGTGCTCGGCGGACCGGCGTGGCAGCACATGGATGATGTGCAGTACTTCCAGACGAAGCTGTTTTCTGCTCTGAAGGTCCCGAAAGCGTACCTGGCTCAGGACGACAACACAGCAAGGGCTGTTCTCTCGAGCGAGGATGTTCGGTTCGCCCGGTCGGTTCTTCGGGTGCAGAGAGAGGTACGAAACGGACTTCGAAAAGTCGCGCGCACCCACCTGGCTGCGCTCAACATCGACCCGTACTCAAACGAGTACACGGTGCACATGACCGTTCCGTCGGCGATTTTCGAGCTGGCCCAGCTGGAAGTTCGAAATGCCCGGGCCGATCTCGCTTCTCGGATGAGGGAGCACGTTTCTCTGAGGTGGGTATTAGAGAATGTGTATCAACTCTCCGACGAAGACATAAAAATAATAATACAAGAGCGCTCTGAAGATGTGATCCGAGAGGGGAAGGCCCAGGCCGAAGTAGAAAAACTCAGCGCGATGGCTCAAGCCGCGGCGGAAGGCGCCACCGGAGGCGCAGGCGGAGGCGGAGGTAGGGGTATGGAGTCGCTGGCCTCACCATCTCCGACGCGGGGTTTGAAGCTTTTGGAGAGAAAGATCGATGCTCTTCCCAGGCAGTTGCGTGGAGGCATTTCCGAGAAAGAGCTTCTGAAGGGGAACAAAGAGGCTGAGAAACGAGCGGAAGGCAAGTTGGATCGAATTCTGAGGTCGAACGATGTTCAGACGAAACACCTACGAGAGGTAGGAGCGCTACTCCGAGAGGTTGTGGCAGCTTCGGCCGGAAGATGATTCCGTTTGACATGGGGTTGAGGAAAAAGATACCTTGATCGCGGATAGCAGATGATCAACGAAGACAACAGTTTGCTTTTCATTGCGGCGTCCGAACTCAGACGATTGAGATGCGGGAGCTACGAGTCCAAGATAGAGGACGGCGCGGCGATAGCCCGTAAGCATTTCGGAGATCGTCCTTTCGAGGTTGTGGCGACGAGAGAGAACGGCGTGGTCGTTCTCAGCGAAGGTCGCTGTCAACTCGTATCTGTCGAAGGCGGCGAGACAAAGACCGAGGATCTAGATGTAGCGACGAAGGTCAGTTTCAGTATTGAACACGAAGCTCGAAATATAGTTGATCTGTTTTTGGAAGGGGCTTCCAGGGCCGCTATGTCCAGGTTGGAGGATTTGGTTCCCAACACACCATCGTCGATGTCTACGATGAAATTCATTGTAGAGGCGAAGCGTCCATGGCGATCACTGTTCGAGGCGCGCCGAGACGAAATGGAGCATTTTGCCTCAAAAGAGGCTACATCCGATCAGTTGCATCAGAAGTTTGCTAGGTTGTATGATGAACCGACTGATGGTAATGCTCAAAAAGATCTTGAAGGTGTGGTAGATCGAGTGGCGGTTTTGAAAGAAAGCGTCGAAACAAGTCTCGGAGCTGTAAGCAACTTCCTTCTAACAGAGAAAGAGCCTACGCTCGATCAGTTCAAATTCTTCTCCGAAGATCTGCTGGATGATCTTCGGATGTTGCATAAGGAAAGTTCAAACGCTATGACAGCGGAAGACGACTTCTACGATCAGGGCGTGTTGGCTGGGATTATTTCCAGCGGCCTTCCAGAACGAGAGTCGGCGAGTCGCTTTGTCGTTGCGGTGGCCAGTAAGATGATCGAGGCCAACTAGGAGGATGAAATGAGTTTGCTCAGGCACCCGGTAGTCATCACCACTATGGAGGAGGACTTCCAGAAGATCGGTATCATCAAAGAGGATCGCCGCGACGACGCCGTTGAGGTTGATGAGGAAGAATTCGACGGCGAGGTCGACGACGAAGTCGAGGAAGATGTCGACGAAGATGGCGACGAGGACGAGACCGACTCGGAAGAAGAAGATGTCGAAGAGGACATCGACGAAGAGACCGAGGCAATGGTAGAGGCTCTTGAGTTCCACGAAGACTTTCAAAAGACGTGGGATACGCTCGGAGAAGAGGGAGTCGAGACCGTCTCTCTCGACGACGACCAGATGGTTGAGTTGGAGTCTTTCGCCTCTGAGTCAATTTCCCTCCCCCTCGATGCGATCGGAGAGGATGTCATCGACGATGACGAACTCGACGAAGAAGACGAGAGCGATGAGGACGACGAAGACGACGAAGAGGTCGAGACCGACAAGACTGCCTATGAGTCTGTGACTCACGCTCTGCATGTCATCGAGAATCTCATGGCCGAGAGCGACGACGAGCCGACCAACTCTTTGGAAGAGGCGGTTCCGGCCTTCGCGAACATTGCGCTGATCGCCGAGCACCTCTACGGCTTCTTCATGGAGACTGCCGAACAGCAGGAAGACGACGACTACGTGGAGATTGCCAACACGTACAAGTCGATCGCGAAGTACGCGGCCGGCGTGGTTGACACGTTGAAGACCGAGGACATCGACACCATCGACCAGGAAGCCCTCAACGAGACGTTCCAAGACTATCTGAAGTCGTTGCTGCAAGGTCTCGAGACGTACTCGATTCTTCGTGAGATGTCGGAGGACGACGAAGACGAAGGCGAGGACGAGGACGAAGAGGTCGAGGAGCAAGAAGAGGGAAACGAATAAGGCGGCGGCGTCCACTCCCTCCTAAAAAAGGAGGATCGTGGAGGCGGCGCCGCACGGCGTATTCTTCAGGAAGACGAGAGGCGATGGGGGTTGAAAAGAGCCCGGTGAAGCGAAAGACGAGAAGCGTCGGATCAAGGCAGGCGGTTCTCGATCGTCCCGGGTACGGCGGGGTGCTGGACACGATAGTCGGCCGCACCCCTTTCCGCTCCAACTTCCGTTGGAAGAAGGGCTAGGACGATGGGAAAGACCGCGAAAAAGAAGCTCGTTGACGAGCAAGTCCATCACGGCAAACTCGAGTTGGTCGAGGGCGAAGGAGCTAAGCAGGGTCGTGTTTTTGCTCGGGGAGAGTTCGGTCACGCGGTGAACCCTACCGCCAACAAGCGCCTATATCGCCACTCCATCTGGGAGAAGAATTTTTCACGACTCCAACCCAACTTGGAGTCGAAGAAGATCCTCGGGGAATTGGATCACCCGACAGATGGGCGAACAGCCTTGACTCGTGCTTCTCACGTCATCACCGATCTCCGTTTGGAGGGTGATATCGTGCTGGGAGAGGCCGAAATTCTCGACACCTCAAAGGGCAGAGATTTGAAGGCCATTCTAGCGGCCGGAGTTCCAGTTGGGATCAGTTCTCGAGGGTACGGAAGCACGAAACCAGGAAATGACGGTATCGAAGAAGTTCAAGACGACTACAGGCTCATGACCTTTGATTTTGTAGCTGAGCCGGCCGATCCGACGGCGTACCCCGAAGTCGTGTTCGAGAGCGAGTCGGAGAGCAACGCGAGCATGATGTTCGAGGGCGCAACGATAGAGGAAGAAGAGTCAGAAGAGGAAGAGTCGGAAGAAACTTCCGACGCCGAGGACGCTTCTTCAGACGACGAGACTGAGGATGTCGATGATGAGTCTTCGGACGAAGTCGACGAACAGGAGATGGCCAAGCGTTTTGCCGAAAAGGTGTTGGCCGATGCGGGCAAAAAAGAGTCCGTAGAGAACCTTCGCGAAGAGTTCACCTCGAAGATCGTAGAGCGCATAACAGCGCTCCGATCGGATGTCGAGAAGCAGGTACGCAAAGAGCTGGAAAGCGATCCAGAGTTGGGCGCGGCTAAGACTGTGCTCGCTCAGATAAGGGAAACACTCCAACCGCTGTTTTTGAGCGAGGATGTTCAGGAGATCATCGCCGCGAAGGACGCCGAGATCGAAGTTTTACGATCTCAGCTCGACGAAGCGGAGTTGAGAATCGGCGGCATGGAGGAGCTGATTGAGAAGCTGACTGAGGCTGCGAGAGAGGCCGGCTACAAGTACCACCTCGAGTGCTTGCTCCGAGAGAGCGATTCCGACGCCGATCGAGTTCGTGAGATCGTGGGCGATGTGTCGCAGTACGATTCCCCCGACGCACTGAAGGATCGTGTGGAAGAAGCACACGCGGAGATGGCGGCGTTCCGGATCGAAGAGGAGCGCTTGGAGCAAAGAAGGCAAGCGGAGTCCAGTCGTTTGCGCAACAAAAACAGGCAGCTGGCAGAAAGCCTGGAAGAGGCTCTCGTGGCCAACAAAGACATGGCGCTTCAAATATACGCGGCTAAGAGGTTGCAAACTCATCCACAAGGTGCGAAGATCCTTCGCATGCTGGAACGATCTGGAATCCAAACCAAAGAGCAGGTGGATGAGATGATCGAAGAGTTCAGGGAGCCTGAGCGCGATGTCGATGATCTCGAAGCCATTCGTGCTCGCGTTCGTTCCCGCCTTCAAAGCGGGAGAGAATACATGGAAGAGGATGTTCAGTCTGCCAGTCGTCGTGGTGGTGGAGGTTCGAGAAACTACAACGGTCTCGGAGCCTCCCTAGCGGATTTGAAACATCTTGCCGGTGTGAGAGACTGAACTGAGTTGTGAGTTACTGGCGGGCGACACGACGATCCGCCGAAGAGGAGAATAAGGAGGCAACCGTGGAAGCTCGACAGATGCTTCAGGAAGAGGGTCGTCGAACGATCGCCGACCAGAGCTATGTCGGAGCCCTTATCCGGAAGTGGGGAGACTTCCTGGAGGGTCTGGCAGATCGCAGCGAGCAGGATCGGTACATTCTCGGATGTACTGCCATGCTCATGGAGAACGAGTCGTTGTGGCTCCAGTCCCTCACCGAGGAGACGCGGACCGTCAACGTTGGCTCGTTCACCAAGTTCATCTTTCCCGTTTTGCGGAGAGTTTTCCCGAACTTGATCGCCAACGAAATCGTCTCGGTTCAGCCGATGACGGCCCCGATTGGCGCGGTGTTCTTCCTGGACTATGTCTACGGAAGCACCAAGGGCGGGACGACTGAGGGCGCGGTATTCCCCCGCGACTTCGACCGCGACTACTCCTCGGAGTACGTGAACGGTGAGCCGCTCGTCACTGGCGACGGAACCAACTACGTCGCGGGCCAGACTCCGCTCGACGCGACGCTGGCCTGGACCCCGGTTCGTCCGCTCGACTCGGCTCGAGGATTCGCAGTGGTCTTGAAAGAGATCGATTCGTCCACGGGCGAGGCGATTCCGAGTCAGACGATCCAGGACGACGGCGCGGGCAATTTCGCCTCTCCGGCAACCGCCGGAACGATCAACTACGCCAATGGCCAGATCGTTGGTGTAGAGTTTCCGGCTGCTCCGGCGTCCGGGAACCAGGTCAAGGCGTACTACTACTTCGACGGAGAGCTGAACACCAAGGTTCCCGAGGTGAAGCTCGATGTCAAGAAGGCCCCCGTCGAGGCAGTTCCCCGTCGGCTCAAGGCTCTGTGGTCCTCCGAGGCCGCGGAAGACCTTCGCGCATTCCACGGACTCGACGCCGAGACCGAGATCGTGAGCATCATCGCTCAGGAGATCGCTCTCGAAATCGACCGGGAGATCATCCAGGACCTGTTCCTGTCTTCGACCGGAACTACCGGAACGTTCGATCGCGTTCCCCCCGGAGGTATCGCGGAGATCGACCACATCCGTGCGCTGCTCACGCAGATCAGCACCGTGTCGAACCTCATCCACAAGAAGACGCTTCGCGCGCCCGCGAACTGGATTGTCACGAGCCCCGAAATCTCGGCGCTTTTGACCCAGCTCACGACCCACGGCGACTTCAAGCCGATCTGGTCGTCGGACATGAACCCGAACAGCCCGACCGACGTTATGCGTCCCCGGACTGCTCACGGTCAGTTCTCGATCTACAAGACCGGCACGCTCATGAACAAGTGGGTTGTGTATGAAGATCCCTTCTTCACGACCAACAAGATGATGATCGGTCTGAAGGGCGGATCGTTCCTCGAGAGTGGCTTCGTGTGGGCCCCATACGTGCCTCTCCAGGTCACGCCGACCTTCCTCGATCCGAGCGACTTCAGCTTCCGCAAGGGTCTCCGCACCCGGTACGCGAAGAAGCTGCTGCGGCCCGACTTCTATGGGCAGTTGACCATCAACAACCTGTAGTTTCAACAGGTTATGAGACTCCGGCGACCGTCAGCTCTTCGTGGGCTGGCGGTCGTCTATGTTTAGTAGCGACCGTCGGTCGCTAATGGTATGGTAAGGACGATGGCTAGAAATGCGGACGAAGTACTGAACGAGCTGAGAAGTGTTGGAGCTGTTGGAGGCTTGGAGAAAACTGCAAGAGCCTCGAACATCGAAGAGGTCATTATCGATCAGGGCCCCCCGGTGGCGGCTCTTCGAGACCTCAGAGGCCCGAGGGCGGTCGAGGCTATCGACTCGGCCCTTGTTCAGCTTGGCATTGCTGTAGAGGCGCTGCAAGGGGCCCGAGAAGCGCTGGGCGAGTTGCGGGGTGTCTGGGCCCGTCCAGAGGACTACGACACCCCTGAGCCCCAGGAGATCGATACAGGAGAAGAAATCGACCCTGCCCCTGAGACAGAAGAGCCTAAGCCTGTTCAAATGGTATCTACCGAGATCGACGAAGACACCTACCGGCGGGCAAGGGAGGCGGCTCTCCGAAAGATAAGAGGAGAGGACATATCGAAAGAGCAGCTAGCGCGACTGGAGAAGGAGGACGACGTTCCATTCGTCGGCCAAGAGCGGGCCTTGCCTCCAGGACAAGAGCCCGAGGAAATATCGTTAGGGACTGTTGGCACGATCAAGCCGAGTTTTCCGTTGGAGGGTGAAAATGGCTCGTAGGTTCAGGAAGAAAGCAGGTCTGGGGATCATCAGCCTTCCCGGTCTTCCCGGGATAGGCGACGATGTCGTCGTGGAAGGGGATGAGTACGCTCGTTTCTGTCCCGCGGTGCTCGAAGAGGTCTTCGATAAGCCGGCGAAACCGGCAGCGAAGAAGGCGGAGGCAAAGGCCCCTCCACCCCCTCCAGAGGTGGAAGAGGTCGAAGAGGAAGAGATCGAAGTCGAGGCGCCCAACATGAGCTGGAAGAAGGCGGAACTCGTAGAGTACGCTGAAGGTCTCAACCTCGATGTTGACGGACTCACGAAGGCTCAAATTCTCGAGGCCATCGAGGAAGAAGAGGCCGAGTGATGCGATGCCCGAAATGCGGTCAGCCCGGTATCATCATCGAGGTGAAGGGCGAGAAAGGTGACAAGCACATCAAGTGCCCCAAGTGCGGTCTCCACGAGATACGGGATCGTGAGGGGAGAAAACTTCTCCTTGACACTGTAGACCGCGGCGAAGTCCTGCTATCCTAAATAGCGGGAGGTGAAAATGGCTCGTCCGCCCGGAAATAAGCTGATGAACCGGGAGGAGCTGTACGAGTGGATTCTTCGTAGGCTCGGAGCACCTTTCTGGGAAATAGAGTTGTGCCAACAACATGTGAAGGACGCAGTAGAGCAAGCCGTTCGCTGGTTTGCGGCGAAAAAGGGCGTCTCGAAGCTATTCACGATTCGGACGTTGCCGGCGGTCGTCGAATACACACTCGACTCTGAGATAGACCGCGTTATAGACGTGGCCTACGAGACCCACAAGCTGGACCTGTCTCTCATCTTCTCACCGTTTACCCTACTCGAGGAGAAAATACCCTACGACGTGTTCGCATCGGGCGGGTCGGGCGGCCTCTATTCCAGTTACGTTCAGGCTCTTCAATACATCGAGATGGCGAAGCGAGTTCTGAGCGCTGAGTTCGAGTGGTACGAGATCAACGACAAACTCTTCATAGCACCAGCACCTGTCGATTCTAGGAACCTGATCGTGTGGGCGAAGATCAACTTCACACAGATCGAAGAACTGGAAGAGCGAGACCACGAGCTAATAAAGCGCTACGCTCTCGCGAAGGCGAGGATTGATCTTGCGTGGATTCGTGGAAAATACGGGGATTATCCGAGCGCTCAGGGATCGACGACTCTGAACTGGGATCGACTACTTGATGACGCGAACATGGAGATCGAGAAGCTGGAAGAAGAGATCATGGGAGCTGGCTATCCGATGGGATTGATGAGTGGGTAGCCGATGTCCATCACGAAAAAGTGCTCCGGAATTGTGAGTTGCGAGTTCGCAAAGCTGAAAACTTCTGGTCCGCAGAAGTGCGGTCCGTTTGCTTTAGACGGCCGCGACGCTGCGATGTACGACCATTTCGCTCAAGAGCATGTCAGCGCGGTGGGGACGGACCTTCTGCTGTGGCATCAGAACCTCGAAGAATCGATTCGCGATCCGCTCTACGACGAACCGATAGACCGCGTATGGGCCGGACCGTTCAAATTCAAAGGTTTCGTGACGTACATTCCAGGTACACCACAAATGCGGGATGAAGGTCTTGTAGTTCGATGGGAAGGTACGTTGTGGATTGCTCGGAAAGAATTGGAAGACACGGGCAGCCCAGCCCCTCTCGAGGGCGATGTGATCAAGTTCTGGGATGACAAGTTCTTCGCGGAGCACGGGGTAAATGCAGAGCACGGGGTTCACGGCGGATACTACTTCGACGTGACGAACGTGGATGACGACGGACACGTTCAGGACTCGGCGTATTTTGTTGGTCTGACGGTCAACATCCTCAGACGAACGGAGTTTACACCCGAGCGTCGGCTGACGGAGTAAGGACGATGGAGAACATGGACCTCATGAAGATCGGTGAGGCGGTCAAAGGCGGACTGTCGATTGTGTGCGCGACATGCAGGAAGTACTGGGAGGGACGGAATCGAGAATTACCCGACCCGAAGTGTACCGCGGCTCGGCCATGTGGTTCGCCCTTTGCCAATATGATATTTCCGGAATACGAGGGCCCTATCAAGGACTTCACTCGGTGGTGCTTCGTGTGTGGGAATAAGCCAAAATACGGGATAAAAGTGCGAGACGAGCGTCGCATTTTGGCTCTGTGTGAGAGACACATCTACATGCTCGGCGAGACGACGCCCGTGAACTTGAAGATCAATGGAAGCGTTGTCGATGTCCACGATAAAGCGTGGCTGACGCAGAAGCAGTTCTTTGGCCCTCCTGTGAAAACTCTTGGACAGGCTATCGCAGAGACAGAGGCCGAGTTCGCGGCTGAAGAAGAGGCCAAGGACCGCCGGTGAAGATCGTTTTCGATAAGAGAGAATTCGACCGGGCCTATTCTCTAGTTCAACAGTGGAAAGATCGGGCCCGCGCCGTTCGGAAGCAATTTCTCTACCTGGCTGTCGACAAAATATACGACGATTTGCTCGGGTTCATTCCCTCGGAGCGAAAAACACTCCGACAATCGCTTCAGATGCAGAAAGTGCGAGGACTTCCAGATTCAGAAGACGCCTATGTGATTCATTCCAGGCCTCGGTCGAGGGAGGTGTCGAAAGAAAACTCAAACACAACCGTGATATATGTGTCCTCTAAACCTAATCTGATGCAGAAGGTCCCCGACGCGGTGAAAATTCTGGAGGAGTTCAGCCCATGGACTTTTGATACGCTGCCTTATGTTCCCGATCCAAAGACATCCGAGGTGATGTCGAGAAAGGTGAGCCCAAGAGAGGTAAATCGGGTTAGAAGGCTTCGTCAGCGCGACAAACCAGCGTGGCGCAGACAGTTGAAAGAGGCGGGGGTGAGGGAAGTCACGCGGATATTTCAGCCGAGACCGAAAGGGCTGGAGACAGTCCCAGATACGGCCTTCGAGTCTCTTCGGCTAGAGTTCGGGCTGGGAGGAGCCCCGTCTAAGCCTCACTGGAGGAGAGCGATCTTGAAGTTGGCTCTACGTGGAGGAGCTGGTATGATCGCCAGAAAACGGGAGTTTGAGAGAGCGATGACCGACCCCTCATACTTGGTTTGGAAAAGATGGCCCACCAAGACGGAGGGATACGCCACGGTGGCTGAAGCGAAAAAGTACATCCCATTTCAGAAGCGACTCGGGCTCAAGGTGGGGAAATGATCAAGAAGAAGCTGCAAGAACAGGCTGAGCGAAGAAAAGCAGAGATCGTTCAGCACGCGTTCGATAGCTATCTTGATTTTGTAGTTGAACGGCTGATCGAAAAAGGTCTCGATTCCAATATGGCTATCGAGTCCATTTTTTGTACGGTAGAGCATCTTGGGGGGAGCGGAGTTCTTCCCCCGTTTCCCGAAGGGGATGTGAGCTATCGAGAGATGGGTGAATGGCTCGTGGCCGCGGATGACTTCAAGTTTGTAGATTTCATGGTTGAGGCTGTGACCGATGACGCATGACCCACAAATACCGCTAGGCGACTTAGAGTCTCGCGCGGCAGGGACTGCGCCTTCCGGGATTGTCGGTCTTCGGAATTTCGACGCCGGGGTGGTGGAGAGTCTTGGAGCTGAAGTTCACGACGTGGACACCGGGAAAGGCCTACACAGCAACTACTACATCGAGACTGCTCTTCTCCCGGTAGAGCCTGCTCCAGGACTTCCAGGTGTTCCCGTCACATTCACACACCCCGAAGATGTCTATCTGCGATTCCGGAAGCCGGTCATCGTCATTCGACGCGATGACATTTCTCCGGCGATGAACCGATGGCACCCTGGACAAAAATCGTGGCGGGCTCCGGCGCAAAACGCTAATCCAGTCGCTGTAACCTTTGACGCGGGGACGCGAGCAGAGACAACCGTGACTGGCTACGATCGATACGAGACGAAGGACATGGGGGTGCCCTTCGATATCAGTTATACCGTCATGATCTACGCTCGATATCGAGGAAAAGGGCCGATGCCCCCAAAAGGGGTGCCCACGGGATTCGATGGTGCTGCGGGATCGCCGAGGACCCAAGTCAATAGCATTCTCGACTATGTTCTAAGAAAGTTTGCTCCCTACTGCCAGATCGTGGTAGAGGATAGTCTTGGGGATAAAAGGAAGTACTCGGCTTTTATGGAAGCGATTTCTCATCTCGATGAGGTTCCCGAAGTCACTGAGCGTGTGCTAGGATTTGCCGTAACGCTGAGAGTGGAAGGGGAACTCGATCTCTCTGATCCTGTTGTACGGCGAGCGGCTACGGCATTGACGACTAGGTTTGAAGTGCTGTAGGAAGGTATAGGGACTATGGGACGATACTTCAATAAAACTCGAGGCCCTGTCACCGTCTCTCTGAAAAACGGGGAGTCGGCGATGGTTGGCCCGAAAAAAGTGCTGGATGTTGGTCCGGATCGAGACGGTTCGGCCAGCATTCACGCGATGGTTCGACGCGGTGTTTTGATTCCACTCAAAGACGATCCGATTCCACAGGGAGAGAAGGTGGAAGAGGAAGAGGCTCCTCTTGGGGAAGAAGAGGAACTTCCTTCTATGGAGTGGACCAAAAAACAGCTGGTCGCGCGCGCGGAGTCGATGGGTTTGGAATTGCCCTCAAGCGCGACAAAGGCGGAAATTCTGAAGGCGATCGAGGACTGAGGTCGCAGATTTACTAGACGGGCGGGCCTTTGATGAGTCTGCCACTGATTTCGGAGGCAACCGATGGCTGAGATTTTATCTCCCGGCATATTCATCGAAGAGGTGCCGAGCGCGGTACAGGTGGTTCAGCCTGTTTCCACATCGAACATGGGGATCATCGGCGCGACTCAGAGGGGCCCGACGGACGAGGCGACTCTGGTCACGTCTTTCGCCCAGTTCACCCGCATTTTTGGTGAGCTGATCGCGGACTCGTGGACCGGCCTCTCCATGGCCGCGTATTTCGCGAACGGTGGAAGGCGGGCCTACGTGGTTCGCGTCATGCCGGGCGACGCCTCAGAGGCGGACGGCAGAGTCACAAGCGCGCGATACGACTTCACGTGCTTCACCGGAAACGCAGTCAAGGTCACCATCACGGACACAGACGCGTCCGGCGTCGTGTTGGCGGATTTCCCCGTGTATGCCCTGTCGGGTACGGCTGGAGTGACGTGGAGATGGCGCGCTGACGACACGCCCGTGACGACTGAAAACTTGTATGAGAGAGACGGCGTGACCGCTCTCGTCCAGGACACTGTCGGTCACGTGAATCACCACTACGAGGGCCGAGTCATCACGTCGATGCCGAGCGATGGCGTGGATTCAGCGCTTCCGAGCATCATGCCCGGAGGCACGATCACGCTGAACTGGGATCCGACCGGCAGTTCTCCACTCACGATGACGCTGACTCAGGTCGGGACGACTCTTCGAGCTGCCGGAACGACTGTGCAGAATTCGGAAGCGGTGCTCGATCTCGTGACGGGGTATCTGTCCATCACGTTTGCCGGAACCGATGTTCCTGTGGTCGGCGGCGATGGAACCAACATCACGCTCGACTACACACCGGGAACGGACGTGTACTCGGTGTCGGACGATGGAACAGGGGCCATTCCCGCGGATGGAACGATTCTGGCGGGTGCTGGAACCGTCACCTACGCGACGGGCGCGTATTCGTTCACGGTCAACGCCGGGTACGAGCCGGGAACAGACTGCCCTGTCGTGGTCGACTACGATGTGCAGGCGTGGGACCTCGATCCAATCTCCGTCGGAACGTGGGCGAATAACATGAAGCTGGAGGTCATCGGAAACGACGACTACTACACGGTGGCTACGGACACCTATTCCCGCTTCAATGTCAATGTTCGACTACTCAACTCTTCGACGAGCCTCTACGACATCATCGAGACCTACGAGGAGATTACCTTCACTGACTCAACGTCGGCGCAGTACTTCCCGGATGTTCTCAACGACCTGTCGGACTTGGTCAACGTCGTAGAGCCGGCGCTCAACGAGGAAGGACCGCAACACCTCAATGGGCGAGCGCGAAGCCTCGTTATGGCTGGTGGAGATGAGCTGGCCTCGAATCGTCAAATCACGACCACCCTTCTCGACCTTCCGATCTCTCCGAGGTCTTTCAGCATCTCGTGGACAGATGACACGGGAACAGCGAGAAGCATCACAGACGACGGCGCCGGCAATCTCATCGGCGACGTTGACGGTGCTGGCAACAACACCCTCAGCTACACCACGGGCGCTCTCGATGTGTTGCTGTCGAACGCCATCGGGCAGGACCAGCTCGTCACGGCCGACTACCGTAGCGTTTCCGAGGAGGACAACCACCTCGACATCTTTGCCAACGGCACTGACGGCACGTTCGATGCTACCAACTACGGTCGGAACCAGTTCACGGCGATTACCCTCGAGCCGAACTTCCAAGGCCTATACGCCTTGAACAAGATCGAGGAGCTGATGCAAGTCGTCATTCCGGACTTCGCTGGAGACATCCAGATCACGAAGGACTTGATGGACTACGTGGACAGTCGAGAGGTACTGCCTTCGGGCGGCGATCGTTTCGCCATCCTCATGACTCCGCAGGGTTCGACGGCGCAAGAAGCGGTGGACTTCCTTCGACTCGACGTTCTTCAAAACACGAAGTTTGCGGCGATGTACTGGCCGTGGGTGAAGGTCGCGAACCCGCTGGCCGACAACAGACCGATCGTGTTCCCTCCGTTGGGGCACATCGCTGGCATCTACGCGCGCACGGACTCCACGAGGAACGTGGGCAAGGTTCCGGCGGGCACCGTTGACGGCGCGCTTCGTTTCCTGGTTGGATTGGAGTTCGACGCAATCAGCCAGGGAGAGCGCGATATCGTCTATCCGGCGAGGATCAACCCCCTCGTGTCGGGGACGCAGACCGGCCTCGCTGTCTGGGGTGCGCGAACAACCTCTCTTCAGAGCGAGTGGCGCTACATCAACGCGCGCCGTTTGTTCATGTTCGTCGAGAAGAGCGTTTACAACTCGACACACTGGATCGCCTTCGAGAACAACGGGGCGGACTTGTGGGCGAGGATCAAGGCCCAGCTGCAGGGCTTCTTGACGAACCTCTTCAACGACGGGCTGTTTGCGGGAACGACTCCGGCGCAAGCTTTCTTCGTGACCGTGGACGAATCGAACAACGACCAGGCGTCGGTCGACGCCGGCCAGGTCATCATCGACGTGGGCATTGCACCGAACAAGCCGGCCGAGTTCGTGAGATTCAGGTTCCAGCAGAAGACGCTGGATTCCTAGGAAGTAGAAAACACTCGATTCCTAATGGGTCGGGATAGCGAGTAGCAGTACAGGAGGCAACTATGTTGGTAACGTTCACAAACGCATCGTCGGATGACGTTTTCGTCAGCCTGCTCTACAAGAACTTGGCACCCGGTGGCGCGGTTACCGTGTCCAAGTCTCGGTCCGAGCTGGACCAGGAGCAGGAGCTGAAGAAGCTCGTTCAGGCGGGAACCGTCGTCCTTTCGTTCGCCACTGAGGACGGCGATAACGCGCAGCTCGGCACCGAGCCGTGGCCCGCGTTCACGGACTTGACACGGCCCTTGGCCACAGCGTGGCCGGTTTTCGGAGCGATCTGGAACACTGACGACAACGCGCTCAACTGGACCGATGGGACGAACTGGCGCGATGCAACAGGGGCTATCACCTGATAGATCGGCAAACTCGCTAGACCGATCCAATGGTGATGTTGTACTTTTGAGGTAGGAGGCTGTAAATGGCACGGCCAGTAGCAGAAGACTTTCTTCACTCAATGCGGTTCCACGTGCAAGTCATCGACGGGACATCCCCGTCAGGTGAGCGTTTGGGGCCTCCAGAGGCTGGATTCTCGATGTGCTCGGTTCCAGAAGCCACGGTTGAGGCCGTGGAGTACAAAGAGGGAACCTACATCTACACCCGGAAGCAACCGGGAAACACCACCTTCTCCGACATTTCGATGTCTCGTGGGGTGGCGATCACGGATACGGCTTTCTGGATGTGGATCAAGACGGTCATCGAGGGTTCTGGGGAGTATCGCGAGGATATTCGCATCAAGCACTATCATCGCGAAGAAGCGCTCGTGGGAAGCGGTGATGTCGGAAAGAACTTGACGGCGATTCCGACGGGCGGGGAGACGAAAGCGGCGAGGGTATACGAGGTCTTCAACGCGTTTCCGGCTCGCCATAAGGTGGCTGGCGACCTCGATGCGACGGCGTCTGAAATCTCCATCATGGAGCTGGACCTGTCTTACGAGTACTTCAACCTGATAATCAACGCCTCTACTGCCTAGAGGCGTGGTTGATTATGGAGAGGGCCGCATGCCTGCGGTGTGCGGCCTTTTTCACGATGAGCGTTACCTAAGAGTTGGTGTAAGATGACTCGATCGGCGATTACGGACTACGCCTCGAACAAAATTTGCAGTAGACTCGTGGTATGCCGTTTCAAAAAGGTAATGTCCCGAAGAACAGAATTGACATACCTATCGAGGAGCGAGAGTTGATTTCGAGTCTATACAGTCAAGGGTATAAGATTCGAGACCTGTCTACTCGAACAGGCTTGTCTGTGACGTGGTTGTCCGATCATCTGCGAGCGTGGGGTGTGCAAAGAGACCCTGACGCTGTTCGTAGACGACGAAATCGTGCTGGGAGTTCGGTAGGGGCGGATACCTCTTTTCTGAAATCTTGGACTCCAGAGAGTGCGTGGGTTTGGGGTTTATGGTTTGGAGATGGGTGGGTTCAGCGCTATCGAGTATCGATGGCAGCGAGCGAAGAAGTCGCTCGGAAGGTGCAGAGGATTTCGGGAGCATCGAGCGCTTTGAATCCTGGGAATGGATGCGTGCACTTCGATCTTGGTGGAACGGACGCTGTTCTTCTTGTGGAGGATATGTTTGGTTTGCGTCCGGGTCCTAAGTCAGAAGTTTTATCATGGCCTGACGTACCCTCGAATGTAGAGTCTCATTTTCTTCGGGGGCTATGGGACTCGGATGGGTCGTTTTACGTGCAGCTTTCAAAAGGTCGCCCTTATCTTGGAACGACGTTCTGCTCCAAGTCGGCTGCGCTTGTACTAGGAGTCCAGGATGCCGTGAAGAGGCTCGGCGAACAAAGCAGACCGGTTGAACGGAATCGAGGACTGTATCTCATACGATGGAACGGTAGGTACGCGAAGAACCTGGGGGCGCTTCTTTATGCTGATAGTGAGGACCCAATGCGTTGCTCTCGGAAGCATGCTATTTGGGAGGAGGCGTAATTGACAAGGTCTGCGATCACGGATTACCTCCAGAACTATCCGTTTTGGTTGATGGACATCGCTCCAATTGAGCCTCTAGCTCAGCCGCTCTTCACACCGCTTCTCGGATTTTCCTCCATATCGGCGCCGGAGCTGACGATCGAGATCACGGACATCACAGAAGCAAACTGGTTTTTCAAGCGTAAGGTGGTTCGTGGCGGCGACGTGAGCAACATGACGTTTGTCAGAGCTTCGAAGTGGTACGACAGCGACTTTTACCGCTGGGCTTTGTCCGCGCTGATGGGGAACACAGGAGGGCACGGAGGCTCCCGCTCGATGGCTCTTGGAGGAGCTACGCCGAGACGCGACCTTCTTCTCATTCACTTCTTGTCTCGGAGCCCCCTTCCACCGATAGGGACTAACGTGGCAGCGATCTCCGGAACACTGGCCATTCAAGGGACCGCTACAGGCCTCGTAGGGGGCGTGTCGAGTCTGGCTAGTCGAGGCTACCTAGAACACGCTACCGCGATCACAGGGGCCGGTGCGGCGGCAGCAACAGGCGCGCATATGGGGCCCTTCGAGTTCATCCCCAGACTGCCTGCGAAGGCTTGGGTTCTCTACGGCTGCATTCCGACGCGATACAAGACTGGAGGAGATTTCGACGCCACGGACGCTTCCATATCGCTACAAGAGTTGGAAGTGGCTCTCGAGGGGTGGGACGAGCTGACGCTGGGGAGCGATGCTGCGCCACAAGCCCTAGGGTTTGCCATTGCGGACGCGGCCCGAACTGGAACTACGAGGTAAGCCATGAGCAGCGACTGGGAGACGCTCGATACTGAGAAGGTGATTCGCCGAAACCGCGAGCAGCACGAGCAGACAACCTCTGGTGGGGTCGGCGGGTATGAAGTTCCGCTCGGACAGCCATTGCGTCCGCCGATTCCTCCACGCAAGCCCGTAGACAAGAAACCCAAGAAGAAGAAGTGAAGTATTAGAGGCCGCTTTCCGCGGAGACGGATCAGAGCGATTGGCTTTACATCAAATATGCAGTAAAAGATCATGAGGAGCGAACATGGACGAAGTTCTGAAGTCAACCCCGAAGGACAGGCAGGAAACATGGGCCACGCGGGTGTGGGAGGCGTGCGGAGGAAGATGTTCAAACTGCGGGTCAACAGAACGGCTCGAGGTGCGGATGATCGTTCCGAAGGAATCGGGAGGTCAGGAGGTGGTCAGCAACGGCACGCTCCTGTGTAGAACGTGCGAATTGGCTCGGGAGCTGAGCCACAAGCCGGCGGTCTCTGGTGAGAGGACGCGGCCCATCAACTTTTTCGTCAGCAAAACCCTCCACGAGAAGCTGAAAAATGGGCTCGCGTCGGACTACGGGTTCAAGAGCGTGTCGGCGCTCGTGCGTTTTTTGATGACGAAGTTTGTCACTCACCCGAGCAGGTTCGACGATCTCGCGATGTACCAGGAAAGCGGATCGGACGTGAAGGTCAACGTTTGGGTCGACCGAGAGATGTATGATCGCTTCAAGGCGATCACCGATCGGGACGGCGTGACTGTGACGGATACGCTGAAAGGGCTCATACGCATGTACGAGTCAGAGGCGAAGAGGATTGTAGGAAGGACGAGATAATGAGCGAAGAACATCTGCGGGATGAACTAGCGAAGGGGGCCCCGGTTGGAGGGGCTATCGAGCACATTCACACTGTCAATCAGATGGAGACCCCGAAATCGGCGACTGGCGTATTCGAGCTGCCGTGCGGGTATCTCGACCCACAGACACAGGAGCTGGTCACCGAGGTCGAGGTCCGAGAGATAACGGGTTACGAAGAAGATATGCTCGCATCGGACAACGTTCCGTCGGAGCAGAAAGTGTCGAATCTGATCAGCGGTTGTGTGGTACGCATCGGCGAAGAGACTCACAAAGGTCGAATTGCCGGGATGCTGCAGAACTTCATGATGGGTGACAGAGTTTTCCTCGTATTCGCGATCCGCCGTGTGACGCTCGGGGACGAACTTCCAGTCCGAGAACGCTGTCCCGACTGCAAAACCACCACGCTGTTCATGGTGGACCTCGAAGAAGAGCTTCAACCGAGGGAAATGCCGGACCCGAGGAAGCGGGTATTCGATGTGCAGCTGCCCTCTGGTTTGTCTGCCCGATTTCGGGTATCGACTGCTGCAGACGAGGTGAATATGGCAAAACTCCGTCGGAGGCAGAAGCAAAAGTCGGATGTGCTGTCTCAATCGATACTTATGCGATTGGAGCTACTTGGGGATGAAAAGCCCACGCTGAAGATGGTAAAGTCTTTGGGTATGAGAGATCGACACTTTCTGCGCGACAAATTCCGAGAGGTGGAAGGCGGGGTGGACACGACGTTGCAGCTGTCTTGCCCTTCGTGCGGAAACGAGTGGGAGAAGGATCTAGACCTGAGTTCATCGAGTTTTTTCTCCCCTGGGGCTCCGCAGAAGCCCTAGAGAAGGAAATATTCTACTTGATGGAGTCGTGGAACGGTCTCCCCTATGAGTCGATCATGATGATTCCGGTCACCCGGCGTCATCGACTGATGCTCCAAAAGAGCAATTTGGAGCGTCGGAGGCAGCAGAACCAGGACGCTGCCATGGCTCGTGCGAGAGCGCGCTCTAGGCGTCGACGGTAGGAGAGACTATGGGCCTCAACTGGATACTACTTCTGGCTACGGTATTTTCCTCGGGACCAGTTCAACACGGTAACGTCGGAAACTCCAAACTCCTCGGCCAGGATTCGGCTACTCTCTCCGGATTTGTGCCTGTTGATGATCTCTCGGACAGTATTGTCGTCGATTCGGGCGAGCACGTCGTCTCGTGTCTGACTGTAGGTTTTAGACGGGGTGATTGGGCCTTCGGCGTGCTTCCAGGTTTTTCCAGTGCAAACAGACGAGATACACGCCTGAGTAACTCCGTATTCTTCAGCGAGCGCTGTGAGCTTCTCTCCAGATGCTCTGCGTTGGCGAATATTGACAACGTCTTCAGCGCAGAGCTTCTCTCCAGAACGACGCCGTCCGAGAACTCTGAAGGCATGAAGGGTGTTTTCTCTCACGGTTACAGCTTCAAGATTTTCCAGACGATTATCGTCTCGCACACCGTTGAGGTGGTTTATTACATATCCTTTTGGAATCGGACCACGAAAGGCCTCCCACATAAGTCTATGTACTCGCCGCGCTATAGCATGGCCGCCTGGACGAGACAGGCCGACTTGCGCATAGCCGTCCCGGCAGTATCCGAGTTTGAGGAGTCTCCCTGCTTTGGTGCGAGTTACCGATGTGAGCCGGCGTACTCGACCTCGACTCGATATTTCATAGGCCTCCGGAAGTTCTACCACTGGTTTCCATGTCTCTTTAGTCATGAGCCCAGTGTATCACGAAACAGAAAGGGATGCACATGGGTTTGAATTTTTTAGGACTTGGATTTTCGTTCGGCGCTAAAGATGTCGGACTGGAGTCAGCCCTCGCTGGTTTGAATAACCAATTCAAGCAACTCGATGACTCCGTTACGAGCTTCAAAGATGCTTCTTCCGGAGCTTTCTCCCCAGCAGAAGAGGCCATCGAGGGCATAAAAGACCAAGTAGCGGATCTGCTCGATGTTGGGTTGGACAATCTGTCATTTGACGACGTGGCTGTCGATTCTTCTGACGTGGTTGCGGCGAAGGACGCAGTCGAAGGGCTCGGAAGTTCCACCGAGACGGGCGCTACCGAGTTCGGTCGTATGGCGAACAGTGTTCTTGGTGGATCTGGGAAAATAACAGGAGCACTTGGATGGATTGGTTTGGCCATCGGTCCTGTCATTGGCGGGTTTGGGCAGGCTGCCGAATCGGCTGGAGGGATGATCGATACGCTTGCCGGTATTCCAGGAAGAATAGGTGGAACGATCCACCGTTTGGCGAACGACGGCATAAATCTTACGAACAGTCTCGAGGGTGAAGCCGTTGGTATGGCGCAGACTGCTCGGCAGGTCGGCGTCAACATGGGTTACGTTGGACAGGATTTGAACCGCTTTATAGGCCAGGCGACTGGAATGGCTATGGGCCTCAACATCGGAGCCGATGATGCTGCGAAAGCCATTCGTGGCTGGGATGAGGCGGCGGAAACGCTCGGAGCCACTGGTATCACGAGCGCGCGAAATCTGGCTCAGCTCACAGCCGGTTTGGGCATTGAAGCTGACGTGCTTCGTAACACCACTCTCGAGATGCGCAACTTGGGCGCGTCCGATGACCAGATTCGTCTCATAACTTCTTCATTGGCGGCGATGGGTCAGCAGACCGGAGATGTGGCAGGGGCTCTAAACCAGCTTCCAGACGTGATCCAGATGTTGGAGCGCCGTAGGGCTCTGGGGGACACTCCCGAGCAAATGGCCGCATTTGCGGCGGATACGGCTGCCGCGGCGCGGGGATTGTTCGCCTTCACCCAGGACTCCGAGCGCGCGCGAGCTATGGCTCAGCAGTTAGCGGGTACTGTGACAGAGAGTCGCGAGGCCTTCCAGAACATGTTTGCCGGGGCGGAAGACCAGTTGCCTCAGTTGGTGAGCGAGCTATCGGTTGTTTCTGGGGATGTAGATGCGGCTTTTGAGCATATGGCTGGAGGCCCCGGTCAACTTATCGAGGGAATGGGCCAACTTGTTCAGCTGACACGCGCACGAGGTGGCAATGTAGGTCAGGTGTTGGAGTTTATGCGCGGACGGCTCCAGCAGGTTTTTGGCAATGATATGACTGCCACGCTGGTCAATTTCTGGGATCGGATGGACGATAGCACGCTGGCATCTATGGCGAATATTAGAGGTGCTTCTGTCGACCTCGGAGAGCTGGGAGCGGCAGCTCATTCGACAGGGCGGACGCTGGATGAAGTTTTCGAGCGTATGAGAGCTGGGTTCCAGACGGCCTTCCGCCGAATCGCAAGGCCCGCGGTTCGAGACTTTGTGCGAGATACTGGGGGAGCGCTTCGGACCCTCCAGCGCCGTATGAATGAGGCGAGAGACGACACAGGAGCGCTCGGGACGGTCATGGAAACCCTTTCGCTGTCTTCGCAGATCGGCGGTCTGGCTCTAATGCCGCGAGAACTTCGTTCCACGACGATCGCGGCTGATGAACTTCAGGGTATGGTGACGCCTCTTATCCAATCCTTCACAACGTGGGGAGGACTGGTCGAGACGGTCGGCTCATATGTTGCCCTCTTCGCTACCGAGGTCATTCTGGCCAAAGAAGCCGGGATGAGTTGGGGAGCTGCGATCGACAAAGTGGCTGACAAGTTCGCGGGCATATTTGTGAAAATGATCGGAAAAGCCGAGACATTTCTCACCGACTTTGCAAATAGGTTTGCGACGTTTGATTGGAACACTCTGTTTGGAGGGGCGGAAGAAGGAGCAGGCGAAGAGGGGCCGCTAGGTCGAATATTCAGAAAACTTGAAAGCGTGGACTGGGGCGGCATTTGGGCGAACATCCGAAAGGGTTTCGAGAACCTCTTCAAATTGATGGAGCCGTGGCTCACTCAGAAGATGGAGACGTTCAAAACGGTGGTGTGGGAACGTCTTGGGAGGTGGTGGAGCGAGATCGACTGGATGGGCATATTGGGAACCATGGGGGACCTGGCAGGGGCCCTGTGGACTGCCGTGCAGCCGGCATTCAGCGAGCTGGGAGACATGATTGGTCAGTGGTTATCTGACCATTGGATCGACATCGTTCTAATCTCAAGCGCGGCTCTGGTCGGGGCGTTTGTCGCTCTTGTGCTCGCGGCTATCGGTGCTGCGGTGGCGATTCTTTTGGCTCCTGTTGGCGCCGCTTTCCTGTTCTGGTCGGAAGCGTGGGAGCGCTGGGGAGACGATATCATCGCCTACTTCGAAGGGCTCGGCGAAGACATAGCCGAAATCTGGCAATTCATAGTGAATGAGGTTGGCGATCTTCTTCGGGACTTTGGGGTGTGGATCGAGGAGACGTGGCAAGGTGTTGTCGACTTCTTCACAGGCGCGTGGGACGGCGTTGTCGGCTTTTTCGAGGGCATAGGCGAGGGTATTCAGGGCACGATTCAGGGGGTCGTAGATTGGCTCTCCGACACGTGGAACGGGTTTATACAGTGGTTCGTAGGCAGGTTTCCGGAGACATCCCAAGCGGTAGCAGAAGCCGCGGCGAATTGGAGGCGTCGGTTTGAGTCGATTCGAGACTTTGCCATTCGGGCGTGGGACGCAATCAAGGGGTACATCTCTTCAGCTGTCGACTGGATAACCACAAGGTTCCAATCCCTTGTAGAAGGTGTTTCCAACACATGGATGCAGGTCGGGGCGGCCATCTCGACGGCGTTGGAGTGGATCAGCGCGAACATCATTCAGCCTTATATCGACAACCTGTCGAGGATTTGGTCTGTGGTGTCAGAGACCGCGTCGACTGCGTGGGAATGGATAGAGGGGATCGGGGAGACCATTCAGGAAAACTTAGTCGATGTGGCGACTGTGCTTCAAGACGCGTGGTCGGGGATCGTGACCTTCTTCCAGGACATATTTGCGAGACTTGGAGAAGCGCTCGCCCCGGTTAGTAGGCTGTTCGGTTCGATTGGGGAGTCGGGCGTGCAGGCGCTCGACTCTATCATGGCGACGGCTGTCCGCCTGTTCGGAGGATCGATCAACACCGTGGTTGGCGAGGACATGGCTTCGACCGAAGAAGTCATGACTCAGGCGGCGAACAACGTGTCCGAGACTATGCAGACCGTTCTATACGAAGCGACTGTGAGTGCCATCGTTGACGGATTTTCAGAGGGCTTCGCTCAAGTAGTCGAGAACATGGGAGAGTTTACCGACAGCATGGTCGAGGCATTTTCGACTCTGAACGATCGGATTCTGGAAATAACGTCTGACCTGTTCGGGGCAGTGATTTCTCAAGCCGAGATCACGATGATCGCTTCCGAGACCGCTGTCGAGGGGATCATTGGACGACTGCGCACCATTACTCAGGCCCAGGCGGCGCTTGCTTCAGCGAGGACTGAGGCCATCGAATCGTTGTCTAGACCCGCCGACGAAGATGCGATGCGCCGTAGGTTGGCGCAGTTGGCGGGCAATGAAGTTCTTCAGGCTATTCACCATCCTGACTGGTATAGCGGATTTGGCAGCGTAGAAGGATACAGAACGCTGTTCATACAACACATGAATGCTCTGAAGAACGCTATTGAGGCGCTCGGGACTGCGCCTGCGACCGGAGCGATGGAGGAGCGCCGTCGAATTATCAGAGAGGCTGCCGAAGCAGTTCGTCGAGGTCCGGGGGGTCAGCCGCGAGTTCCGGGTGGAGCAGGGAGGTAAACTGTGGCCACTGTACGAGTTCAGAAGGGCAGCCGCTTACGGTTCGGCGAGCTGGTCGAGGCGGACGGGGTTACGTTTTGGGACGTTCTCGATCTACCAGAAATACCGCCTCAGAGGGACGATCTCATTCATCGGGTCATAGGCGAGGATAGGATCGATCTACTGGCCAACGACTACTACAAAGACCCGACAAAGTGGTGGGTCATTGCCGTGGCCAACGGGATGGAAGAGCTACCGACGGATTTGAATGTTGGAGATGACATCATAATTCCTTCTCCTCGATACGTTGATCAAGTTCTGTTCGGGAAGGCGAACGTGCAGAGGCAATAGTGGCAAACTTTGATTTCTCATCTCCCTTTGTTGCGGCGAGGATACGACTTCCGAACGGGGACGCGTTTCCTCTCTGGACGAATATTGGAGGAGCCGAGCGCAACCTCTACCCTGTTGCCGGTACGGAGGAGATACAGGCTCTCGCTTTTCTTCAGGAGGTACAGGTTGAGTTGAATCTATCTGAGCTGCCAAAAATAACAGCCCAGCTCAGCCCACCATTTGAAGACGGGATGAAGTTCATCAACTCGCCTTTAGCCGACGGACTGATGAGAAACACTCTCGAGGTACAGTTCGGGTATTCCGGAGGAACGGGAGACGGGGGAGCCGAGCTATCTCCTCCATATATAGGCACTCTAATGGCTCCAGAAGTTACGGTCGATACGGAGATTCAGATATCCCTCAAGGCGCAAGGGTTAGCGAGAAGCGCTCAGACACAGGGCGGTCGAGTTGTAGGAAGAACGAACGAGAAGATCGAGAACATAATTCGTAGAATAGCGGAAGGAGAGACCGGAGGGCGCCGAGTACTCGAGGTTGACTTTTCGGAAATTGAGCGCGGGTCTGAGACCTGGAACGCCATCTATAATACGTCGGCTGAAAACTATTCCCAAGGTGGAAGGTCGGACTGGGTCGCTTTGTGGGAGCTGGCAGAACGTACTAACTGCGTGATGCTGGTAACTGGCACGTCGCCCGACGGTGTGGCGCAGCTGCAGTGGATACCGAAAAACGAGAGATGGAGAGGACCGCCTAAGAGACGATACCGACTGTTCCATTTTCCAGGCGGAGAATTCCGGAGTCACTACGAAGCATGGTCGGAAGCCGAGATGCCGATCATATCGTTTTCCTGCAACACGGAGGCGATATGGAACGCGGTAACGTACCAAGATATCCTGAACAGCGGAGCGCAGCTGAACGGGGTGGATGCCGATAATGTGAGTGCGAGCCGCACTCCAGTGACGCTGGAAGGATTGGCAGAGCCGGTTGACAGCACAGAGGGGGCGCAAACTGCAGAGCCTAGTGACAGGCTTCCTGACTCCCCGATGATTCTTCCCGGAGATCCAGACAACCCAGAGGCTGTGAGACGAGCTGAAGCTGAAGTCGGAGCTGGGGCTGGAATGGTAGTGGCGATTCAACTCGAGGTGCTCGGCGACCCCACAATTCTTCCTGGCGAAGTGATCGCTGTCGGGGGTTTAGGGTTACGGTTCGATCGTCGTGTGTACCACGTGGATACGATATCACATTCGATAGGCATGGGAGGATTCTCAACGACCATTGTGGCGCACTCGAACATCGACCCGAGAATCCGTGAAGACACGAGACAGCCGACGGGGCAACGGAATAGAGGCGAGGTCGAGACTGTAGCAGGGTACGTAGCCAGGTCTGAGGGATTGTGATGCCGATCACTGCTGAAGAGATACTGGACAACATCACGCGGTATGGTTTGGAGTTTTATAGGGTGTATCCCGGGCTCTATCGCGGCATTGTGACTGCGAACGATGATCCTAGAAAGCAGGGCAGGATAAAAGCGCACGTCCCGACGATGCAGGAAGAGGCGCTGAACGTGTGGATCAAAGCGGCGTTCGACGGCGCGGGAAATAATCGAGGCCTATTCTGGCCTCCAGAGGTCGGCGATCCCGTGTACGTGTCGTTTGCTCAAGGGCAGCCTTCTCGACCTGAATGCTACATCGGAGGGTGGTTTGGTTACCGAGACAACTCGACCGATGTTCCGGACGATCTTGGCTACTCAGGGGACTATCCGGATATTCGAGGGCTCGTCACGCGGATGGGCCATAAGCTCATATTTAGCGATGCGGATGGAGATGAGCGAGTCGAGTTGATTTGGAATAAAGCCAACTCGACAGACGACGCGAAAACGGACAGGACCGTAACAGCGGGACAGGGGTCGGCGTCCGGAGGCGGTGGCACGGCTTCAATAAAATTCACTCCAGACGGGGCGATAGAGATCGCGGACAGCGCAACGCCGGCTCAAACAATAAAACTCGATGGAAGTGGAACGATCGAGATAGCGGATAAGAATGGGAACAAGGTGACGTTGAGCGCGTCGGGCGCGAAGATAGAAGCTACGGCCATCGACTTGGGAGGAAACGCGACAGAGCCGGCGGTGCTTGGGAATACGTGGCTGCAGTGGGCGGCTACACACACCCACGGGGATTCGATGGGTGGAACTCTTCCACCTACGACTCTACCGACTATCGCGATGTTATCGCAGACGGTGAAGCTGAAGTGACTTTGAGGGAGACGAAATTGCGACAAGCGCTCTCGAAGTGGTTCTCTGATCCAAGGGGTGTGCCGTCGGCGAGGCAGGCTGAAGCGAGGTTCGCGTCGGTCTATCACGACTACGCTAAAGAGGTGGAAGACCTTTCAGGGGATCGAGCCGCGAATTTGGACAAGTCGAAGTTTGAATCGGCTCTGAACTTCAGAAAATCGAGAACAGCAAAACAGTTCTGCAAACAGCTCGATGAGGCTTTTGTCCGATATTGGTCGGGGACGGTATTTGCTGTGGGATCTCTTCCATCGCCAACGACCTCGTGCCCGAATGTCGGCGGCACAGGCGTATTTGCAGTCGAAACGTTGTCGACGGTGGTGGGAGTGGCTTCGGGGGTGCTTTATAGGAAGCTTCTACCTATAATCACTCCAACTGGAGGATCGGCAAAATCACAGGCGGTGAAAATGGCGAGAGCATTTGATGAGGCGACGAAGAGTGCTGTGACCGTGCTCATAGTTGGCCAGGACACAACGCCCCCGCCGACCGGACCGCTCCCGATCTATAACGTGTGCACGGTGTTTTAGATGACCACGCCCATCATATACCAAGGAATCAAGTTCCCATTTCAGAGAGGGTCTACGTCTTTTCCAGCGTCGGCTACGGACGATGAGCTGATTCAGGATTCGCTCATCCAGCTGATACTCACCCGAAACGGCGAGCGGATCATGCGCCCGGACTGCGGCACGAACGCGCTCTCATTCGTGTTCGAGAACAACGAGGCCATTCTCGGCAATCTTCTAAGGTCGGAAATTCAGGGAGTGGTGGCGAGGTACGAGCCGAGGATACAGATCACCGATATCGTGGTGGAGCAGCGCGATAGCGAGGTTATTCTCACAATCGTCTACATCATTCTGGCCACACGACGAGTGGCGTCGGCGCTCGTAGCAGTGCCGAAGTGAGGAAGTCATGGCGAACGGACTGGCATTAGGGTCTCTCAATCGCGCGCGGTATGCGGGGCTGGATTTCGACACTCACAATGACGATCTGCTGTCCCGTCTTCAGGTGAAATTCGCAGCGGACTTCAACGACTTTTCAATCTCCTCTCTGGGAATAATGCTGATCGACCTCACAGCCTACGGGTTGGACACGCTCAGCTTTTATGTAGACCGCAGAGCTACCGATACCTACCTCTCGACGGCCAGGACGAGAAAGAGTGTCTCGAGGACATCGCGACAGCTCGGATACAAGATGGGTGGGGCTGTTGCTTCGTCGGTAGACGTGGAGGTCGGAGTCACCGAGGTCTTCTCATTCGATGTGACGATCCCGGAACGGTTCCAGTTCGATGGCCCAGACGGGTTGATATTCGAGTCATCTCGAGATGTGCTCTATACCCCGTCGGAGCAAGGTATCAATGCTGGAACGAAATTCATTCCTTGCTACGAAGGCGAGACTCTCCAAGAGAGCTTCGTGTCTGATGGTACGTCGGCTCAGGTTTTTGATCTACGCAGAGTACCGGACGGGAAGTTTGTAGTTCAGGGCACTGTTATAGTTACAGTGGACGGGGCTGAGTGGGATGAGGTTGGACTTTTCGAGTACGGAGCGACTGACCAATTCGAGGTCGGGTACAACGACGAACCTGCCACGGTTCGGTGCGGGGACGGCATAGCTGGTAACATTCCTCCGGCCGGCGCTTCGGTCGTCGTGACCTATGTCGCGTCGAGAGGGAAGGCCGGGCAGGTTTCGAGAGACACCATCCAACAAGAGACGAACAGCCTCGTGGTGTCGTTCACTGAGATACCGCTATCCATCAACAACCCAGCCGGTTCGGTAGGTGGGGATGATCGAGAGACGCTCGCTAGCGCGAAAGCGTTTGCCCCTCTCGTGAGAAAGTCTGGCGGAGTAGCAGTTGTCGATGAGGATTACTACTCGATTGCTGGGTCCTACGCTGATCCGCTTTTCGGTCGCGTAGCTGTTGCGAAAGCAATCTCCTCTCGATCGGCCGCCACAGACTTGACGGTTCAGAACTACCTCACTGCAATTTACAACGCTGTGAGTGTGCTGAATGCGTCCCTGGTTTCATCGACGGATGCCATCGATTCCGATCTCGACGATATAGATACGGCGGTGGCGAACATCGCCGCGGAAGTTACTTCCATCACCTCGAACAACTCTACGATTACGTCAGAGGCTACGTCGGCGCGGACATACGCTAGGACCGTGAAAGATAATACCGGAGAAATATCGGTCGACGCTACGGATATCGGCGACCGGGTCACGTCCGGAAAGGCAGCTGTGGACGCGATCACTACGCACGCGACGACGAGCCAACTCACGACGGCGGACAAGGATATCATCAAAGGATGGTTCAATCTGATCGATGACGAGGCGGACAACATTGGAATAGCTGCTGGGAATGCCGAGTCGGCGGCAAACTCCATAGTCAGCGACGCGAACAGCATTCTCGATGAGGTTGCAGAGGCGGCTACCAGTCTGTCGACCGTCTCAACGAACAACTCGACTGTTTCAGCTCGCAGCGCTTCAATACGCTCCGAGACCGGGACCATTGACACGGAAAATGCCACGCTCGTGGCGGTGGTCAATCCCAGCGACTCGGACAGTGCGGCCTACGGGATCAACGAGCACTTCGATAAAATTCTGTCAGCGGACTGCAAAGCGAATCTGGTAACGGTGCCTATTCTGGTCCGCGATTCTGGCGGATTTTATACAGCGCCGTCGTCCGGTCTGATCGACTCTCTGCAGACTCACCTGGACAGCAAGAAAGAGGTCACGCAGACCGTAGCGGTAACGTCGGGCGAGAATTTCCTCATTCGGGCTGTAATTCGCGCGCGAGTTGGTGTTCTGGACAACTACTCTGAATCGTCGATACAGAAGGCGGTGGAGTCGGTGATAAACGGCGTGCTTCGAGATCGGAAGTTTGGAGTAGCTCTGAAAGAGTCCGACCTCGACAAGCCTATTCTTGAGATAGAAGGTGTTGATTTTGTTATTGTTCGCATCGAGGGGTATTTGGCTTCGGACGGGGTTACTGTTCTGACGGATAAGCTGGACGATGGGAATTTGATCATCCTCTCGAGTGAAATAATCACTCGTGGAACAACTACGATCACAACCGAGGTCGTGTCTACGTCTACCACATAGTCCTGAGATTGCTCATAAAAGTTCCATGTTCGGGTGGCGCGACGTTCGATCTGGGTGGTATATTGAATCATCTGACGGGGGAAATTTAGTGGAGGCAACCAATGACCCGAACCGCTGTTAGACAAGAGGAACAAGTCCAACCCTCTGAAACCTACGACGACACCATAGCGCCGTCGCAGGCGAACTATGAGACGAACACGTCTCATGCTGAGGACGACTTCAACTCCGTCCGCTCACAGCTCTACAACCTGATGAAGGTGCAGACGGGCGGTAACTGGTACGACGACCTGTCAGTGCCTTCCTCGTTCACGGGTGAAGGTGAGGTGAAGCGAGGCGTCGACAATCTCAACTCGGACCTCCACGAGCTGGAGAGGAAGAGAATCCTTCGTCGGCGTCAAGTCGTTGGTGCCAATATCGGTCCAATCGCAACCAACGCGCGACATGTCGTTCTCGACGCGTCTGGGGAGTTGCCAGGAAACACGACAGCGGCAGTCGGTGCGGTGACGACTCGTGGAACGGTCGTCGCCTACGAGGCCAGTTTCGACACAGCGACGCTTACCGAGGTCACTGGCGGAGATGCGCTCACCCCGAAGAACCTCGTCAAGATCGCCGACTCCGCGTCTGGAGACATCATCACGGACGGGTCTGGTCGCGAAGTTCACGGCCTGCTTCAGTCCGAGAGCAACACCGACGGCCACACCATCAGCATATCGACGCCAAACCGGGTGCAAATCTCCTTCGTCGTTCACAACGCCACAAATGATGACTTGGAATTGGCAGCGGCGGGAGTCATGGACGGCAAGACCATCGACTACAGCCCAGTCGAACGGTTTGCCTTCGACGACATTCCCGAACACGCGTGGCTCTCCGACACCGACTTCATCGATGCGGGAGCCGGTGCGGTCACTCGGCAGCAAGCGTACAACAACCAGGGAACGACCCCGGTTGATCTCACGACCAACGCGACTCTTGATCTCGAAGGCGCAGGACTCGTCTGGGCTGTTCGAGACGACCTCGAAGCGATTCTGCTTCGGATCATCGAAGGTTCGGCTGGTGGAACTTCCGAGATCGAGTTTGGAGCCGATGTCGACTCTTTCGACAACGACGCCATCACCAACGACTTCGCCAACGAGTTGAAGGTTGATACCGGGACAACTCCTATTCACATCGGTGTCACCGCCGGTCACGTTGAGACGACCAGCACCGACAACTTGCATCTGCAGGCTGGCGGCGAGATGTACCTAGACGATGGGAACCAGACCGGATCGACGTGGGCGCAGACCGATGGTATCAAACTCTCCGAGACCACAGCCGAATGGGACGCTTTCGAGACGGAGTTCGGTGAGGTCTCCCTGCTCAACGCCATCGTTCAGGCTTCCGAAGGTGTCACGCGCTGCAAGGCTGTTGCTCAGGTCAGCGCGGGAGACATCACCGCGAACACACTGATCGAAGGTCCGAGCGGACCGGGAACGCAGAACATCTCAGCCGACCTATGCGACTATCGCGCGCTGACGTTTGTCAGTGACGTGGACATATTTGTCAATGGACTTCTCCAACGCAACGGAGCGGATGCGGCGGCGAACCACGATGTGTATCCGAGCGCGGTCGCGGCGGAGAGACAGTACGGCTGTTTCTACTGCGAGTACAACCTCGCGTATCGCGGTGGTCTACGACCGGATGTCATCACGATGCTCACGTGGGGCGACCCGGTTCCGTAGGTCGTGACCGTTTAGCCAACTAGCCTAAAACAAGGACGAAAGGTGTGGATTAGGATGAATGTGAACAAGGCTATCTTCAAAGTCGACTTCTCGAAATCACTGGGCTCGAAGTTTGCTGGTATGCGAGAGGCCGCGAACAGGGACCTGCTTCGGCAGGAGGGCGCTAGGGATGCTCTGAAAATGGCCGCCCAGCGTGTTGGCGATTTGGGAACGACCCTCCGAAAAGATCTTGAAGAGGGTGTTCTGAGCGCCTCCGATCTGAAGGACGCACAAAAGGTCAAGGAGTTCATCCACCGCTACATAAAAAGAGCGGTGGGGGTGATCGACAACCTGGCCACGACGGCGGAAGTTGCTCGCACCATCGCGAGCGGGCGCCAAAAGGGATTGCAGGCGGCAGAAGACCACGTTCGAGAGATCGGAGAGTCGGAAGTCAAGAAGCTGGAAGAGCTTCAAAAGCAGCTCAGCTCGGGCGACATTGTGGTCGAGGACCCCGAAGGTACGAATTTCGGTCATCCGGGACTGCCTCTGAAGTACCAACGTGAAGACGAGGCCAAAGCCGACCAGGCAGAGAAAGCTCCGACGAAGGCCCCTCCGAGGAAGAAGCCTACTTTGAAGAAGAAGCCCGTTCCGAAGAGGCCTGTAAAGAAGGGATGAGATGGGACGAACCCCAGATGCCTATGACGGTCCGCGGATCGACGAAGCGATAATCTGGGAAGAGCAGCCCTCTGACCCTTCGGAAAATCTACGTCAGCAGTACGTTCAGAATAAAGGTCAAGTAATTCTTGAAGATGGTGTTCTTCGAGGTCTCGGAGAGTCTCGTGTGAACATCCATCAATACCCGGTGGACGATCGCGACGTGGACTCTCCTCCAGGGTCTCCGACGACGGGATACCGTGTGATTGTGGGAGACAGCCCGACGGGCGACTTTGTCGGGCACGAGGGGGAGATTGCCCAGTATAATGGCTCGGATTGGGTATTTACTGTTCCAAAGGAGGGTATGTCTGCGTATGTCAAGGATGAGGATGTTGCCTATGTTCAGACAGCTATTTCGTCACCTTGGAGTTGGGGCTCTTCCTCTGGAGTTACGGAAGCGCAGCATCGAGTTTTGCGTCAGTTGATTCATTTCATCGAAGAAGGTCCAGCTGAAGGATTTGTGAGTGGGGCCTACAAGGTAACGTTACCTACTGGTCCTTTTCCGACTAGTATGACTTGGTGGGAATCAAGCTCGAAGCTCAAGAAGATCGTTGAGCGACTTGTTTCTTGGACTGGAACGCTCGTTACGACTGACCAATGGAAAATCTACGACACTGATGGTTCGACGGTGTTATGGATTATCACAGAT